GTGGGGTACCAGGCGGGGATGACGACACAGGGACTTTCTGGAACGGCAATAGGGGCAAGCGCGGGCTCGACAAACCAGGGAGCGAACAGTGTTGCTGTTGGATTGTTTTCTGGACAAACGAATCAGGCTGCAAGTGCAGTTGCGATTGGGTTTAATGCAGGGAAGACTACCCAGGGTGGAAGTACAGTTGCAGTAGGACCAAACGCAGGGCAAGTCACACAGGGTGCAAATAGTGTAGCAATTGGATTGAGTGCTGGTAATTCAACACAAGGAACAAATAATGTGGCTATTGGTAATGAAACGGGACAGGCGACACAGGGAACTGGTTCAGTTGCGATGGGTTACCAGTCAGGAAAAACCACTCAAGGAGTAAATAGTGTGGCTATAGGGTACCAGGCGGGGACGACGACACAGGGTGGTAGCACAGTTGCGATTGGGGAAAGCGCCGGTAATGCGAGCCAGGGCGGACGGGCAGTTGCGATTGGGTACCAGGCTGGGCAGACGACACAGGGTGGACAAAGTGTGGCTATAGGAGAGAACGCTGCGACAGCCACTCAGGGTGCTGGGTGTGTTGCAATGGGGTATAGAGCAGGAATGACAACCCAGTCGACATTTGGGACAGCGGTGGGGTACCAGGCGGGGATGACGACACAGGGACTTTCTGGAACGGCAATAGGGGCAAGCGCGGGCTCGACAAACCAGGGAGCGAACAGTGTTGCTGTTGGATTGTTTTCTGGACAAACGAATCAGGGAGTGAATGCAGTTGCGATTGGGTTCCAGGCAGGGAAGACTACTCAGGGACAGCGTTCTGTGGCCATGGGCAGCAACGCCGGTGTCAATTCGCTCGGCCAATTCAGTATTGCCATTGGAGATTCGACTGATGCAAACGGGTTTACAGACAGTATAGTGATTGGGAGCGGGGCTGTGGCCACTGCGTCGAGCCAGCTCGTGTTAGCGAGTGCAGGACATCCACTGACGACTGCCGGAGCGGCGGGTGCGATAACAACGTACTTGCCTGTTCTGATTAACGGCGTTTCGTACAAACTGGCGCTGTATGCGCCATAATAACCGGGTTAAATTGCTGGAATAGAGTAGAACAATGGAGGCGCGCCAGCAGAACGGAAATGTTCTTAATAACTTTAAGAAATCGCTGATTGCGTTTATGGACGAGCTTATTGAGACGTTCCCCGACGACGGCGACTTTATCACGCTGCGTATACTCGTGAAAGACCAGATCCCGATCCAGGTTATAATGGACACGCTGATCAACGATCTAGACAATATCAAGCAGATGGTGATATCGAAAGACGACAAGTTTTTCATTAACGGTAATATTATTTTCGAGCAGCTCGACCGCGTCGACAACTTCCGCAAGGTGTGGACGTCGCCCGGCATGACGCAGGAGAACAAAGACGCGACGTGGGGCTGGTTCACGCAGTTTGTGTTTTTTGCGGAGAAGTACCTTGAAAATATTGTCAGATACTAATTATTATTACATACCTCAAAGTATTTAATAACGACCACGCATCAATAAATGATTATCCATACGTTGTTCATAAAGTGTTGCACGCTCGTACCCAGAAACTCGCAGTTGCTGTACGTGCTCGTCAACCTTGCACGGGGCGGTGAATTTGTATACAAAGACATCGCGACAAGAGTAGGGAGTAAAGAAATGTATATTACCAAGAACAAGCAGGTGTACACATATTCTTTTTCAGACAAGCCGCTCGATAAAATTACCGCCGACGTCGAACGGATCTACGAGATCCCCGACTGTGCGGTGGTTACCGAAAAGACGGTGAAGGAGTACATGTTGCGCGATTATACGGTCGACTGTGTCAACAATATGGCGGTCAGCAAGCACGACGCACCCCTCCACCTGAACTACATCATCCTCTGCCATGTGCTGAAACTGTTCGGGCCGAAAGACGTCACGATTGACCGGGGGAGAATAACCAATATTGGAAATATCGACACGTGCAAGTTCACGGTAAAAAACATCCAGGTCAGGGGCGACCAGCGCGCGCAAAAAGTAAAGAGAATGGACGCGTTGTGGCTGAAGACTAGCGCCTTGTTCCACGAGCCACGTAAAACATGATCCCGACGACAATTGCGAGCAGCGCCGCTATCAAAACCCACGTGTACGCACCCGACTCCTCGATCACGTCGTCGTACGACTCGCGGGCAATTCGCGCGCGCAACACACGGCCGAGATTATCTGTAAGCGTCATTTTGTCGGGACTGCAGATGACAAACCCACCCGACAGCGCGTTTTCTGGTTTGATTACGACGAGCCGCTCGAACTGCGAGCGTTTGTTGTACGGGTACATTGCGATTCTAAAGTACCCGCTGTCGAGCCCCCAGTCCGCGCCCCAGCTATTTCGGCAGTACCAGTACGGCACTCTCGTGGGGTTCGCGCGCCCGTCGGGAAGAGGGATGTTTATGAGCGGCGACAGCCCCCACCCAAGAACGACGAGCGCGTGCGAGCCGGTCCACTTCGCCTCGTCGCCCCTATCGTACCACTTGTCGTTTTCGTAGTCGTACCCCTCCATGTACACGCCCGCGGTCGCCTGGTAGTTGCCAGACATGAAGTTTTTGAGGACGTGGTACCCACCGAGGACGGGGCCCACGCGGAAAATATGGTTTTTTATAATCCCGGAAATATCGTGGTCGTCGTTTTCCATCGCGACGACGGCCGAGTCCTTGACGTAGTACAATTCCTGGTTGCCCGGGCACCCGCACTGGGGGATAAGCTTGTTCAGGCGCTGCGTCTCGTTCCCCGCGTTAAAGTGCTGCGTGCCTTTGCCGCTGCAGCCGGGATCGCCCGAGCACCATTCGTATGTGAGGCAGCGTTCGGTCGACACACCGGACTGCTCGATTTGTTTCAGAAGCTCCGCGGGATTCCCGCCGCCGCATCTCAGCTGCGGGTAACACGACAAACTGTACGTGGTGCTGATCCCGGGGTTCTTGTCGACCAGACCCATCGTCACAAACAAGTCACCAACGAGTCCAGCAGCCCCGACCGCCCAGCACGACCCACACATTCCCTGGTTGGGGACCGCGGTCAGGTTCTTCTTCTTTTTTTTTACGATCGCGTCGTCGATGTCGTAGTCGTTGCGCCAGTCCCACTGCTCGGGCAGCGGCGTCGTGGCGACAGACAGGTACTGCGAGTCCGAGTAGTGTTTCGGCTGGAGAAAAGACGAAAACCGAATGTCGGTGTTAAGCGGGGGCACGGTGAACGGCTGCGCCAGCTGGAACGTGCCCGGTATGGGGTCGCTCATGACCTGCGTCGGGGAAAGCGACGCGAGCACCTGCCCGTAACTCTTGCCGAGATTGATCTGTTCCATATTTTATTACACGTAATAAAATATTTTAGTACTTTGCGTATCTGTCGCCGATCGCTCCGCGCGGGAAGGGCGCGTACGTCTCCACAGCGGGACGCGAATCCCACCCCCCGCCAGAAATTTTGTCCGGGTAGCTGCGCGTGTTCGGGTCCGTGTCGGTATCTATCGCGAGCGGGCAGAACGTTTTCTGCATGTACTTGTCCGTCTCGCTCCTCCAATCGACCCAGACGTTACAAATTGGTGGCACATTTCCATCATCGCGGGGTTTTGCGCCGCGACGGGGTTTTGCGCAACATTTAGACGACATTTATTTACGGAAAATTTATTTTGTGTAAAATAAATATGGCTAACATATCTCTCCAGGGATCCATCAGAGGGTGCCGCGTCGACTCGGGGTGGGCCAGCCGCATCCAGTCAGACCGATTTGAAAACTCACAATTGATGTCGTGCCCGGTGTGGAACGGGTCGGACATGTACGGGCGCCAAGTGTGCCCCGACTCGTTCAACACCAAGACCGCCGGCTGCAACAGCTCGGCCGACCGCATCTACGTCGAAAACGCTCTCCGACCGCAATACATGGAGTACATCACGCTCGACGCACAGGGTATTACCGGTAACATGTTCGAGGAAGATTCGCAGCAACGCAGCACCGACCTGCAATCCATGCGCAAAGTCACGGGTGGTACAGGTGTGAATCTGGGCTCGAAGATCGCGACGACGTGCGGGGCGTACCGGTACGACGACGCGCAGGCACAGATCGCCAACTCCACGTCGAACCGCGCAAACAACCAGGTGTACAACCAGGCGCGCTCGTTCAACTCGAGACAAAACAGCGGGAACGGCAATCAGCCCGCGGGCGCGCGGTACCAGGGCTTTTCGGTCTAAAACACCCCGTCGACAATATAACATGGACGCATTTCCAGACGTGATGAAAGTATCTACTACTATGTCCCCCAAGCTCGACAACGCATACCACGCGTTTGTCACCAGCGAGCTGCGAAAAGAAATATACATCAGCCTGATGAAGAAGGAAATGTACTACAGCCTCGATTCGTTTGCGTATGGCGACCACCCCAAAATACAAAGTATCGTCGACGTGCTGCAAACGGAGTTGCGCGAGCTCGGGTGGGAAACAGCGCTCGCGTACGGCAACACGGCGCTGTTCGTCTACCACGGCAAAAAGCCCGACAGTCTCCCGTTGTAAGTAACTCAAATATTATCTGCGAATAATATTTGCCCAAGTAAATGACGACCAGAAGTCCCCGGCGAAGCGCAAAGAGAAAGTCGCCCCGGGTTCGCATCCCGCTCACAAAAGGGTCGCTGGAACAGTACGGGTACGTGGATGTGATGGACATGTCCGCCGGTCAGCGCCGACGCGCACTCGCCGAGGCCCTGCGGCACGAGGAGATGCTGCCTATTTTCAGAAAGTTGAACGCGCTGTATGTTATGAACAAGAACAAACACCCGGCAACGGCCGCCGTGTTCGACGCCGACAAGAACTGGGTGTACAATAATTACATGTAAATTTATTTCACGTGAAATAAATGTACGGATGCGGCCACTGCTACTTCCGCGCCAACAAGCACGGGTTTGCATATAACACGATTGACATCGAGCACCCGGGCGTGACCCGGGTACCGCAAGTACAGAAGAAGTTATATTCGGCGTATATCGGCCCCGTTATGATCACCGTTGGCGATATCGACAGCGACACCGTCGCTCTTGGCGGCACTGTTAGCGTAGGCGCCAGCGGGCGCGCGGTCGACGTCAAGCTGGTTGACGCGGCAAAGTACAACCTGACGCACATGCAGCAATACGACGCGAGCCAGCTCACACAGCTGCAGACATTTCAAATTTCCGTGTCTGACAACGAGCTCACGTACTACTGCATGCTGCTTGTGACAAGGAAAATATACGCGCTGAACAACATCGGACTGTCAAAGGAAGTAGGGGATGCCATTCTCGAGCTGGAGGGCAAGCAGAGCGTCAAGACCGCAATTGCGGCAACATACCCGGCGCTGCTCGACCAGTCGCCCCCGTTGTCGGTGAAAGAGTACCAGGCACTCCGCAAAAAACTCCTGGAGAAACTGTGCGGCGTGGATATTCTCTTCAATGTTTCAAACTACCTCGACTTTATCTACAAGAAAACAAACACCGTGAGCGTGAACGGGCAGAAGACGCTGGTGTGTCTCATGAATATCGCAGATCTCGACAACGCGTTCTGGACAGGCTCGTACATGGTTTTCGGGAACGGCAAGTCGCAGTTCACACCCCTTACCAGCATTGACGTCGTGGGCCACGAACTCACCCACGGCTTCATCGAGGGGACGTGCGACCTGGAGTACAAGGGCCACTCGGGCGCGCTCAACGAAAGTTACGCGGACATTGTCGGGTCGTGTTTCGAGTTTTTCCTCTACGATAAATACAACAACCCGAAAATCAGGGATCTGTTCGGATCGCCGAACTGGTTGATGGGGGAGGTGCTCGATATAAATTCCAAGGGCCAGTATCTTCGCAGCTTGTCCGACCCCGAGTCGGCGAACCAGCCCTCGATGTTTAAAGGCAAGTACTACGCCGACCCGAACGCGAGCTTCGATTTTGGCGGGGTGCATATTAATTCAGGGATTACAAACAAGTGTTTCTACAACATCGCACAGTCGCTCGACTCGGACAAGGCGTTCACTCTTTTTATTGACACGCTGGGAAAACTTTCACGGAAATCGACCTTTATTGATTTCCGCGACGTATTGACCAACCTGGGCGCGGCATGCAACCAGACCAAGCATGTCACCGACGCGTTACAAAATGTCGGGCTAACACCTAATATCGTGACAGACTACGGGACTAGTAAACCACCGCCACTACCACAACCACCACTACCGCCACTACCACCATTCCCGCAGCCGTATCCATTCCCGCAACCGTACCCGCCATTCCCGCACCCGCAACCATACCCGCCATTCCCGCACCCGCAACCGTACCCATTCCCACACCCGCAACCGTACCCATTCCCGCACCCGCAACCATACCCGCCATTCCCGCCATTCCCGCACCCGCAGCCGTACCCGCCATTCCCATTCCCGCACCCGTACCACTTCGACTACTACCGGATGCCAATGTATATTTTAGAAGAAGAAAAAGAATCGGCGTCTGAATAAATGCGCGGCGTGCCCCGTAACGTTGTCTTTGAGATTTCGCCCAGGAAAGGTAAAAAATATCGGGTGTTTTTTAGTCTGGGCGGCATCGAGCACGTGCTTGACTTTGGTCAGTTGGAATACGAGCACTACAGAGATTCGACGCCGCTCAGGACGTACACGGGGTTGAATCACGGCGACAAGAACAGGCGCAGGTTGTATATTGCGCGAGCGTCAAAAATCGTGGACAGGTACGGCAGATTGACCGCCGACAACCCCACGAGCCCGAATTACTGGAGTATCCGCTACTTGTGGTAGCTGGCACTTGTAAATTATAATTACAGACTAATTATAATTTAGGTAACATTTCATAACCATATATGGACAAGAAGTTGGTGTGAAGTAACATTTCATAACCATATATGGACAAGAAGTTGGTGTAAAGTAACATTTCATAACCATATATGGACGAGAAGTTGATTTACACACACACTGTTAGGTGTGTGTAAACTATAATTGTTTATTAATTGGTCTCACTGTACGACTAGTAGAACGAGTCGTATGCTTGTCCTTCGTTGTCGCCCATGTCGTCGTCCCAGTTGTCACCATAGAATGAATCGTAGACTTCTTCGCTGACGTCCGAATCGTAGTATTCGTCGTCGGTCGAGTCTTCGTGGTGGTTCTGGACTTTGTCATTTGTGCAATGAACACATGGACTCTGGAACCATCGCTGTACCACGTCAATGCACACCTTGTGGTAAGGGTGGCTGCATGGCAGAACGCATGTCTCGGATGTCTCGAGGGTTTGGTTGCAGATTGCGCAGGTGTTAATGTTGTCCATATTAGATACTAGTCACTGTTTTGGCTACAGAAAATCAGTTTTGGGAGGTCAGAGGGGTGGACACCAAAAGCAACATTTTGAAAAGAGGTCACGTTTCATAACCATATATGGACGGAGTTAGTTTATGTGGATCGTCCAAGATCCTTACCGCTATATAGATTCACCATACTGTAGTCGGCCGCCAGTCCGCCGTTACAGTAGATGTTTTCGTAGACGGGGAGACACCCCAACTCCTTGTTGTAGTGACCCCAGAAGGTTTTACCGGGGAACACCTGCGCGTTCTGCGCCGTGACTCCCCACTGCCCTTTGGTAGCGCACTGGGGGTGGGTATACCCGTAGTCGTTCGAGTCTTGTCGCCAGCACCGACCAGAATTGTCGGTTGCAGAGCAGTGCGCGCCGGCGAGGAAGTGTTTGTCGCTGTACGAGATCACATCGCCTTTCATCGCCCCGAGCTCGTTGCACGTCCGTCCGTCGCTCAGATTAAACGGATTGCGCTGCGAGACGAGCCGGCTTGTCATCTCGTGCCACTTGAACAGTGCGCCCATGGTGTACCGAGGCGCGCCCTTGTCGATTTCGAAACTCGACTTGGCGTCGTCGCCCTCGATAAAATCGTATATACGCCCCCTGACCAGCCGCGCCCACTCCGCGTCGGGGACAACCGTGTGGATCAGTTCCGGTGACCACAGCCCGTTCGCGTTCGCACTTACCACCAGCTGGATAGTCTCGTACCCCAAAATATTTGCGAGCCAGAAGATCGGCTCGTCGAACGACACGATCGTGCCCGCGCGGTCGAGAATGTAATCGCGCGCCGCGGCGCATCCCGTGAGCGCGTAAACATGCAAGTCGTACTCGCTCGTGAATTTTTTATTGTTTTTAGCAGCGTACCACTGCGCGACCTGGTCGAACGTAACCACTGCATTTGCCGCGTACGGCGGCCCCTGCTCCCCCAGTTTGCCCGGCGTGAAAAGCCCGGACGCGGACAACACGCCCTTGTTGTCGATCCCAACCCACTTTTCCGGCACGACGAGGAACCCGCCCGAGGATGTTTTCGCCATCCCGCCCCACGACGCCTTTGCGCAGTACTTCCACGCGATCATGTACGGGTCGGACGTCCCGAACCAGTGCTCGAGAATTTGCGACCCGGACATTTTGCCAAAGTCGGTCCCGCCGCGCGACGTCGTGTCCGGCATGTCGAGCTCGGCCCGTGTCTTGGACTGTAAAATACCCACGAGTTTTATCAGCGCGTCGACCTTGTTGTTCGCAACAAGTGTTTCCCCCACGCGGTAGAACAATCCGGTCCCGCCCGCGTAAAACGGCGTCATCCACAATCCCTGGCTCTGTGCCATCCCCGGCTCCCACGACGCGTGCGCCACCTCGATATACGCGCCGCGCGGCGCGCCCGCCATCCAGTTATTGCGCGTAAACGCGAAATTGTCGGCGTCAATGCTCCTGTACCCCCACCGGCCGCGCGCGTCGTCAAAGTACGGACCGGCGGGGTGGTAGATATTTCTGACCATGCTGTATGGAAATACCCAGAACGGGCCCGGGCCGCTCCGTTCGTCTCTTGAAATTTCACCCCCGTCGGTTCCCGACCCCCACGGTGCGTCGGGCCGCTGCGAGCCAAGCATGTGCACAGGGTACGCCACGCCGTCGCCCCGCCCGCACGAAAACTCGACGGTGTGCTTGTTCTTCTCGGCATACGACGGCCAGAAATAAAAGAACCCGTCGGGCACGTACGGCAACAAATTATTCTTGTTGCCCGCGCACGGAAGCGCGCCCCACCCGCCGCGGGCTAGCGGGCCCGTGTATGCGTACGAGCAGTTGTACAGGACAGACAGCCCGTTGAAGAACCGCGCCGCGTCCATCGTATCCATGCGGTCGATCGCGCTCGACGCGACGGGGTAGACGCGTTTCAGGTACGACCGCACCGCGCCGTCGTGTGTATCGTGAAACGCGCGCGATCCGCATATTTGCGTCGGCGTATTGTACGCGTACAGCAGCACGGCAATCAGAGTTGCAAACAGTACGAATAAGACGGCCAGCCCCACCTGCGCGTGCTTCATTTACTTGTACAATTTTAATTTTAACGTTCGCTGGTATAAAATAATAACCCGTAAAGTAAATGACGACCGTGTCGCCAAACATTCTCTCCGCCATATCGCGGAACCACCGTGGCGGCAAGCGCACCAACATCGTGCTCGACCTGGACAACACGATCATCAGTTCCGTCAAGTACGCAAACATCAACGACGTGTACCGGAAACTCCGCGCGCCCCACTACGTTTTCAACTCGGAGTATATAATCTACGAGCGCCCGGGCACGCAGCGGTTCCTCGATTTCCTGTTCAGACATTTCGACGTGAGCGTCTGGTCGGCCGCGACAAAGGACTATGTGATGTTTATAGTCAACAAGGTCGTCGCGCGCGGCCGGCGCCGGCCCAAAATCGTCCTCCACTCCCAGCACTGCGCACAGTCCGCGTCCATGTATGCGCCCAACAGCCCGAAGGATCTGCGGTATATTTACGACAGGTTTCCGGGTTTCGACAACCGCAACACATTTATAATCGACGACCTGCCCGCGGTTTGCGCCGCGCAGCCGCACAACTGCATCAACATCTTACCGTTCGACGTAGAAACGTGCCAGAATGTCAAGGACGATCAGCTCGAGCGCATACAGTCCGCGTTGGCGCGCGCAATCGCCGCATGAGTATTTTTATACTTCTTTCAAAGTATAAGAATATAATTATTACCAGCCCAACAGGCGGTACTGGTCGTCGGTAAACTCGTGGAAAAACAACACGTCCTCTTTACAAAGCCGTGCTTTGTTGCGCAGGATAAAGTCAAAGGAGATGTCCTGGAACCCCGCGACCGAAAAATGGTCGAGCGTGTCCAGAAAGTCGTCGAGAAACTGCTCGCTTAATTTATGGTGTTTGGAAATACTACCCATCAGCGACCCCGTCTCTGTCGGATCCGCCGCTCGGACGATGGCACGAATAAACTGGTCGTCGAGTGTTTGTGTCTCCACAAGCGCGCGGGTCGAAAACACGGCTCCCGCGGCAATAAATCGCTCGACGTCTAGTTGATTGCACGCCGCAATCGTATCCCAACACACCCGGGCCTTGAAGTACTGCAGCGCAGTCTCCGGCTCGATATGTGCCGACACAATGTCCCAGTCAAGGTATGCGCTATACGCCTCGTAGTCCCGCGGCGTGAGATTCAGCGTGGAAATATACTTCCAGTCGTACAGCAGGTGAACATCGCAAGTCGATACGTTGTTACACACGGCGGACGCCACGTTGAGCAAACCATTATTTCTCTCAAGTGCATATAATGCACCTATATCCTCACATCCCAACTCGATGTCTTCTTTGTCCGACGACGAGCTGGTAAGTCGTGTGTACGTCTCGTACTCTGACTCGATGTCATTGTCCGACGACGAGCTAATAAGTCGCGTGTACGTCTCGTACTCTGACTCGACGTCTTTGTCCGACGACGAGCTGGTAAGTCGCGTGTACGTCTCGTACTCTGACTCGATGTCATTGTCCGACGACGAGCTGGTAAGTCGCGTGTACGTCTCGTACTCTGACTCGACGTCCTCCATGTATACTGGTTGAGAAATAGCAGCGAAACACCAGAGAACATCGGGTGTCTCATTTGGCGCAAACTGGGTGCCGAGAAGATCGTTCAAATCTTGCGCTGAAAAATCGAGCATGTGATAATTACTACACACTCGCGTGTGTGGTAATCAATTTTGGTCGCGCACCTGATCGACCATTCTGCGCGCATCTTTGACCACGCGGCGCACGTGCGCCTCTTCGAACACGTCCCAGTTGACATACGACAAGAACATGTTTACAATGTCGAACCTGATTTTTCTCGACGCTATCTCCCAGTTGAGGTGCGTCTTGAAACTCTCGTACTCCTGCACGCTTAATTTCAACTGGGAAACATAATCCCAGTTGACGAGCGCGGCGTCGACACTCACGAGTTTCATGATCAGCTCGGTCCGGCTCGGGCCTGCTGGTGGGTCGACCACGGGGCGGTCGTACTCCACACCCTCCATGTCCACAACGCATCTGCACGCGTTCGAAAACCTGCACACCATTTTGTTGCAATGCATATGATCATATGCACGCGTTCTTTAACCTTGTTTTCGGAAGCACATCACGTTGTACAGCGACACGACCTCGTACTCGGCGGGGGTTAGCTCTGGTGTGCCCATACGCGAGTGCAGCTCGGGGAACGAGCTGCGGTACTTGTCGACAAATTCAGGGAAGGGGAGGACGAGCTCGAGATCGACGCCGTGGCCCGCGAACAAGTCTCTGAGAACTTTTGTGTCGACAAGAAACTCGGGGCATTTTTCGACCGAGTCTGGGAGAGTGAACATGTACTGGGACCCGAAGTCGTGCCCGTGGGTTTTTACAGACACGGCGTAGTGCGCATTGCCGTAGTCGGGCCCGTACTGCGCCAGCCGCGCCAGTATTTCCGACGCGTTGGGGAGTGTGGCGATGAACACGCCGCCCGGGCGCATGCCTGCGGATACATTACCGACCGCTATTTCCGCGTCGTGTCGTGACCCGAACGCGTAGTGGAAACTAAACTGTGACGACACGACCTGGTGCTGGCCCGCGTCGAGCGGCTGCGCGTATGCGTTTGCCTCGATAAACCGCGCAGAGACGTTTTTGCACGCGGCGTTTTGCGCGAACCGGTGCTCGGCTTCCTTTAGAGATTTGCGTGAAATATCTACAGCTGTCAGGTGGGATACGTGCTGCGCGCAGAATTTGCCGATGTCGCCGCCCTTCCCCGCGCCAATGTCGAGCACCGAGTCTCCTTTGCGCACCTTCAGCGAGATCAGGAGCGCCTTCACGTAATTGTTGTACTTTCTGATATTTTCAGAGACCGAGTCCTGCTGCCTCACGTGCGCGAGCGTGTCGTAGTGCGCCATCACGTCCTGGTGGTTGGTGGGGTGGTTGTCAAATACCCGGATCACCGCCGAGCACACGTCGTTCACCGGCTCCATCTTGCCCACGCTGTAAAAGCGCCCCCCGACGCTGTACGCGAGCACGACCGACTGCGGCCACGCGGCACTGTCGTGGATGAGTTTGCCCGAGTGGTAGTCGACCACGCGGATATTTTTCTGCGCGGCGGCGGTATCGAAAATCGTTTTCGGGGCGTGGCGGTGGTCTTTCTCAAACTCTTTTTTCTGCTGGTACTTTGGGTCGGCGCAGTACATGAAACTACTCTGCAGGGACAACGCACTGCCCGCGGCCGACACGACGTATTTCGGGCCCAGCGGGGTGAACCACATCCCCTCGAACGGGTCGAGCACCGCGAATTGCGCGGCAATGTGCTGCAGCGCGCGCCCCATCTCCTGCTCGGTAATCGGGTTGTTGATGTCTGCCCAGATATCCTCGACAATTGCCACGTAGTTGGCCGTCGTCTTGTCGTCCCTCACCCGGTGGGGGACGAAGGTGTCACCCTGCCACTTGAATTCGACAATCTTGTTGCCGCTGCCAATAATCTTCCTACCCGCCGCGTCGACTTTCTGGACGACGGGCATGTGGACAAACGGCTCGGGCCCGGCGTTTCCCTGGACATGCAGCAGGTACCGCGGGTACTTCCCCGTGCTGTCCACCGTGACTAAAAAGTCGATTGTGAGGAGATTGGTCGGCTTGTACTTGAGCGTTTGCTTGTTGTAGTACGTGCTCGCCATCGGCGCAAACACGACTCCGTCGAGCGTGTGGTCCGGGTAGTCGTTCACATAGTGCTTGAAACACGCGTGCAGCTGCGACCCGGACCCTATTTCCGCAAGTTCGAATTCGAGATTGTATTCTGCGTGCAGTTGCTCGAGGAGGAGCGTGCGCTCAACACGGGTCCTTTCGCGGACATCCTCGCCCTTGGCAAACAAAATATCGAATGCGATATACTGGCCGGTCTTTTCGAAAAACTCGCCGTCGAGCACGGTGTGCTCCATATCGTGCACGTACCTGAACGGCGCGCCAAACGCCGCCGTTCTGTTCAGCAGGTGCGTCTTGGCGCGGTGGTAGAAAAGCATCATCCGGGTCCCGTCCCACTTTGGTGTGATGATGTAGTCGCCGAGGTCGCCAAAGTGCGCCCGTTTCATGTTGAGCGCATTATTGAAGTTGACGCCCTTTCGCTTGAACAGCTTCTCGAAATCGGAAACGACGGAATGCGCGCTGGTGGCGTCCGTCGTTATTTCGCGGATAGGCGCAAATAACCCCTTGACGTCAAAAACGCCCGGCGCGTACTCGACCTCGACCTCGTACCTGTCGCGATTTTTGATATGGGTCAGGTCAATCGTGTACGTGGGGAACTTGAACGAGTACCTGAACCGGTCTCGCACCTCGACAACGCGGGCCGACGGGGGGATGGCGTCGACGACGCGTTCTTCGGACACGGAAAATCGGCCGACCGCGTCTACGTCAACGGGGCGCTGCAGTGTGCGCTTGAGCTGCAGCTCGACCCCGTCGCGCCCCTTGATTTCCCTGAATCCACCAGCCATGATCTTTACCGACGTTTCTTCTTTCACATACGGCGTTTTCTGTTTGAGGTACTTGAGGATCGATTCCCACACGGCGCGCGCCACGCCGGGCACAAACTGACCGTCCCTGTACTCGCCGAGCCGGAATTCAAACTCGGTGAGCGCGGTGTGCTGCGCGTACATCTGCGATATCGCGTTCATTGTCTTCCCGTCAACTTTAATCGCCATCTTTATATAAAGCGCGTATCGTTTAAACACGATCATTTTTATTTCCATCAATAAATGAGCAACGTGCTATGTCTCAATTCGGCGTACAACAGCAACAACACCGTCGGGAAGCTGACGGTGCCGGGTCTCCGCGGCGATCTCAACCCCCAGGTGTACCGGCCGGCAGAGGGGTTTGTTGCCGTAAACGGGCAGTGCGACGACCGCACCGCGTACACGACGCGCGACGCGCGCCTGGTCGATTCGGCAAGAGGGATGCAGACGTACCTCGACCGCATCCCGTCCGAGTCGTCGGTGTGGATGGGCGACGTGTACAATCCGGCGTATGTCCCCGACTCGTACGCGCGCCAGCCGACGTGGTACGGCGATATCGCCGACGGGTCGATCACGTACTACATCGACCCCGACGTGGCACCCGCATTCAGAAAACAGGTATACAATATCGACGGCGTGACCGACGTGCGGCTGTTCACCACACCCATGGGCAAGGTCGAGCCGATGTTCACGCTCGTGCCGAGGCAGAGCACGTTCAACAACGTGTGCAAGGATTCGCGGACGCGCGACCAGCTGCTGTTCAGAAACGATCTTACGTCGAGACAGCAGCGGGGGCACAACAAGCAGCGATACGAGGCGCTGAGATAATTATAATATTATTCCAATATTATACTTTGTATTACGAGCATTTTCTGGTTGCAAACATGGTGCAGTTGCCACTTCCGGCGCCCGGGTAGGCGGTCGACACGTTAAAGTACTGCCCGCGCTGCCCCACTGCGCCGTGCTGGAGTGTGTTGTACCCGGGTGCGGCGAACTGGGGGATGACCTGCACCGCCATCGAGGGTACTCCGGGATTGTACGGGCCCGAGCCGTACATCGGCAGGCCGTAGAGTTCAGACGTCGTGTCTTTGTTGTAGCTTTTAAGATCTGCGTAGGAAAAATCAGATCCCATCATACGCCCAGAATATTCTCCCGACATTTATTAATCGCGAAAAAATTAAAATTCGTGAAACTTTTTCTGATTGTACGCGTAAAAAACAAGAGCGGCGATGGCGACGATGATCGCGGCGATGGCGACCCAGACCCACACACTGCCCATCGCATTTTCACTGTCACCGAGCCCCGCCATCGCGCTTCTGTAGTACGGGTTGACCGGCGGCGACTCGTCCGACTCGGGGTTGAATGGCGGCGACTCCTCCGCGACCTCCTCGCACGAACAACACATTTTCTTCGTATTTCCCGACACCATTTATTATCCCGAAAATTAATATTTGCGTTTGTTGTTTTTGTACATGCTGTAGCCGAGCCAACTCAGAATGAGGATCACGACCACGACCATCACCCAGAACCACGGCTTCTCGTACAACATCCTGTCATCGTACGGCATCGGCTTTGTGTCGTCGAAGCTCGACTGCATTTTCACTACGGGCACGCGCACAGGTCCTTCCGGAGACTTGTAATACATTTATTCTACCGAAAAAAAATATTGCGATTTTTAAAATGCTCGATGATATCGACTTTACGAGCACGCTGAACAAGTGCAAGGAAAAACTCGTCAACAGCTGCGGCGACTACGTGTCGTCCGAGTTTGCGTTTGAGCGAGTAATCAAGAACCCGGCCGTGCAGGTCGTCGTGCCGCTTGTCCTCGCAATGGCGGCTGTCGTGATCCTCAAGCCGGACTGGTCGCTGGTGCCCGGAACACAGGACAGGGACTATGTGAAAATATCGCTGATGTCGGTGTCGATATACATCGTCGTTATTTTCGCGATTGTCGCCACCAAAGCGTATTTCTTCCCGTCGTGATGTTATTTTTATCCACCGATAAAAATAAGTTGGTCTGCAAGTACTTGTAGACAGTGGCAGTCGTCTACTGGGCGGCCGAGAAGTCGCACTGCTCCATTTTAATTATAGCCGCCAGCGAGCACGGGGTCAGTTCAGACAACAGAAACAAAAAGTTTCGGTAAAGCACGTCGTCGTTCTCGGTGTCGCCGTGTCGCCGCATCTTGTGGCGGACGCGTTTCAGCATAAAGTGCTCGGTCGCTTGCAAGTAGTTGTACTTGTCGCCCCCGTACCTACTCGTGTACTCCTTCACCAGTCGGCGGGCTGTGGCTTGTATTCTGTGCTCGATATACACAAAGATCTTGTTCGACTCGACATTGCGGTCCACGAACGGTTTGTACGCACCGCAATCGTTGCGCACGCGCAAGTACTCCCACGCCAGCGCAGTCTCCTTTTGTTTGCGGGAGACGGCGGCATGGTAGCCCGCGTTGACGATCTTCACGTCGCGCGAACCTTCTTTGCGCAGAATAACGCCCTGGTGTTTACCAGAGTCGATATTCCTGACAAACGCAAGAAGTGCGTCGGCGGTAATGGCGACGTCTAGTTTCGGCTGCACCAGCACTCCGATATCGGAGTCGGTCACCACCCCGTGTTTGTCGTGGGTAGATACAATGTACAGCTTCGACTCGTCGGGTCCGTCCGGACTTGTGTGCAGAAAGAAACTGTACATGTGTTCCTTGTTGAGATCGCTGAGGAACACGTCGTACTGCAGCGCGTAGTTGGCCATGAGCGCGTCGACGAACAATTTTCCGAACGACGTGTCGCTTCCCCAGCGGCTGTCAAACGCATCGAGTTTTCTGTGGGTGCATAAAACCCATCTGTTGTTGTGGTAGAATAATCTGAGACACGAGCCTTCGAGCGCGACGTACGCACTGTATCCCACCAGGTCGGCGTCCGACATCGGACACTCGTCGACGTACTGGTCGACGTACCCGTTTGACATCCATAAGACACACCCGGTTTTACGGTCGACGACAATCCCGCGACACGACTTCAAGCGCTCCGAACTATCGTTGGTACACTCGTTGTACGACATCAATGCGAGATTGTCGTCTCTGTCGGTAACTTGTAGATCAGTGCAATTTTCCAAGTTGTGCAATTCGACGCGTGTGCCGGCTGGAAGTAACAAATTCTTGACTATGAGACATTGGTTGTCCGTGCAAACACCGATTGCCGGTACCGGTTGGGGATGTGCTGTGGCGTGGTCCGCGTCGGTAACTGTTGGTGTATGAAAATGCTCCATTAATTTATATACGCGCCCAGTCTTTTATATTAAATGTCAGCGCTGGTGCGGGATTAGGAGGTCGTCGGTAAAGAGGACGGCGCCGTTGCTGCACACCTTGTCTGTTTTCATAACCTTCACACGGTTATTGAGGATCACGTCGGCGTCGACGCGGAGATCGATCCGGTCGTACGAGTTCTTCGGGACAAGGGCGGCCCGGCCGAGCGTGCGCAGCAGCCAGTACTCTATTTTACCCTGCAGCGTACTGTACCGTACAATATTAAATGCCTCGTCGGACGAGATATTCCTGAATGTGTTTTCGTCGTATTTCTGCATAAGCTCCGAATCCGTGGGGACAAAGACCGTGCATCCAAACATCGGGTCGCTCAGCTGGCACACGAGACTGGCGCGTTCGACGAGGTAGACAAACAGTGAAAATTCCGGGTTGGCGTACAAAAAGCCCATGACGCTGCAGCTGGCGCTTTCGTCTTTGACGCGTTTCTTCCGCTCCTCGCCGCGGAGGAAAACACGCATGTCTCCGGGTGTGTTGTATCCGTGCACAGCCGCCATATTTACTTAAAGTAAATAAAAATAAAACAAATGGCCGACAACACTACCACACAACCATGTTCTACTACCGGAAGCAAGAAAAAATCCAAGGCGGGTGAAAGTGTTGACGCGCCCGCGCCGGTCGTGCCATCTAAACGCAAGATAAGCGACATCGACGGCACGGTCGACGAGATAATCGGGACTGGCAACGTCAGAACAATCAAGGCCGCGATCAACGATATTCCGCCGACAAACGTCAGCGCGATCAGGCGCGCGCGCAACGCACTGCGGCCGTGCATGGACTCGTTATAATTATATTATTCGCTTACATTGTAGCTGGATAATATAATTCGTCTTCCTCGTGGATCGTCTCCAAGACCGGGCTGTGTGAAAGCAGCGCGAGTTCCTGGCCGCGTTTTATGTGCACACGAGTGTCTGTGGCATTGAAAAGTACCACGTTGAGAACATGTGTTCCGTGCAGAAGCTCTGTCGACACACATGTCACGCCATATGTGTATGTGCACGGTGTGACTGTACACTTGTGCATCGGTGGAATTGTTACAGAGTATCCGGCCGAAACGGACTCGAACGAGTCGGCGTACACGCAATCGTCCGTTGCGGCAAACAGTACCCATTTATCACCGCTCTTTACCGGACAAATACCGTCCATGTGTGGGATTCGCGAGAACATTGTGGTTGTCTTGACCATATAGATAGTAGGTTGGTATTTATATTACTGAACCCGGGTCTGGCGCTGCCCCAGTCGCGCGCTCCCGACTCCCCCGCTTTTCACGTCCATGTCGCCGTAATCGCTGAACGGCATCGACGGTCGTTCGTCGTAGCTGCCTAACTTGAGCTGTCGTTTTATAATTGTTGTTTCGGGGTTGTGTTGCGACGATGTGGCGTAACCCGACAAGTTGGTGTACCCGCTCGCGACCGGCCGTGTTTCACGGAGCGCGACGTCGGTGGTCGCAAAATCGACCTTGGTGTGCCCTCGTATATTTGTCTGCACGTCCACGCTCAGCCTGTCTCTGATCGGGGCGTTCCGCAATTCTTGTACGGTGTCTTTTCGCTGGAAGTACGTGGGGTTCACGCATCCGGGCGTGACGTCCTTTGTGTTTCTGGCATTGGTGCCGCACGTGAGTCTCTTTGTAAAATCAACAAACTGTGGGTTCGTCGCCGCGTATGTGTGCGTGCGTGGTAACCGCGACAACGGTAGGAGTGACGTCGGGGCAACAATCGGCGCCCTGAACGCGCCGCCGTCCATAACCTTGTACGGTAGGGAAGCCTGCGCCCTGCGCGTCGCGGCGGCAATACTACCCTGACCGCTCACGTTTGTGTTATTGCTGTAGGCGACCTCGACCATCGGGTTCTGGCCGCGCGCGTACACCTTGATCGCCTCGGCCACGCGGTCACCGCTCCCGTCCTGCAGATTCAATAAAGTATTGTCCTGCCCGACCTTTGTTATTCGCCTGGTGGTTACCGAGCGCGGGGGGTCTCTGAGAATATTGACGCCCTCGACAGAGGGAAGAGTCACGTGTGTTCGCTTCGACTTCTGGTACGACATTTAATTACTCGTGTAAAAAAATACTTTGAAAAAAATATATTGCAGAGTATAAAAATGGATAAAAAAGCCAGTCTATACATATCAGCATTTTTTGTAGGCGTGGCGTTAATTACTATCCTGGCGATGTGGTTGAATACGAGCAGCAGCACCGAGAGTCCGCCGATTAATCCAGACACAAAAGAAAATTTCGCGGGGCTCGGCGTGTCGTTCAAAGCCAAGGCGGATCGCGAGCTGCGGGGCGACGACGGCTACTTCTACTCAGTGCCCCCGAACCTCCAGGCGGCGCTCGCACCGCGTTTCTCTGGCACTGCCAGCTACGGTCCGTACCTCAACCAGCAGATGCCGGCACGCAACATGCAGGGCGTGCCGATTAATCCCCTGACGTACCAAAACACGATCAAGACGTGTGGGGAGTCGGGGCAGGACGGGATGGGAAATATGCTCGGCACGATGAAGCGGTGCAACGCCGTCAGCGAGAACTTTGAGACGGTCGCGCCGAATTTCTCGTCGACGAACTATGCCGCCAGCGAAGACAAACTGCGCGCCCGGCGCAATCTCGTTACGAACGACATGTTACCAGAAATGTCGGACGAGGCGGCGATGTCGGTCGCCCAGCCGATCATTTACGACCGATTGATTTACGCCAATCAGAGAAGTCGGTTGCACGGGTTGGGTGATCCGATCAGGGGCGACTTGCCGATCGTGCCCATCAGCGGCGAGTGGTTCAGACCAAGCGTGCAGCCCAACATCGACCTGCGCGACGGCGCCATGATGATTCTTGGCGGGCAAGACAATTCGACTGCGCGCGCGACGATGGCGCTCATGAGACAGTCGAGCGGGAACAGCATGTCGACGTTTGCCGGCGCGCCCGTCATGGCCAACCAGACAAACATCGGGTACAGCGCGGGCGGGGCGGATATAATCGCAACTGCGTTTCCGTAAAAAGTATTTATAAATAATTTACGTTATTTATAAAATTGTTGGCCGGCTATGCGGGCGCGAGGTCGAGCTCCGCCAGCTCGTCGACGAGCTCGTCGAGGTCCGACTGTCCGGTGTTTGAGACCTCGACAAAGTCGTCGTCGCTGATTCCCAGCTGCTCGTCGAGCGTCGTGATCTTGGCGCCGCCCGATTCCCGCGCGGGTGGGTGGGAAAACGCGAATGCGCGCACGGGCGGGACCGGCAGGAATGTTTGCACCGAGACGAGCGCCTGCACGTGCGCGAGCGCCTTCTCCACCTTGCCGAGCCGGTCCAGCCCGGCCTCGAGTTCGCTAATTTTGGTAGCCATCGCGCGGACCGTGCGCTCCAACTCTTGAATCGAGTTCAGCAAGTTGGCCGTCCTCTTCAGGAAAAACACCACCACGCCGATGATAACGACCACCTCGGCCACTACATGTATTATATATCGTTTGTCCATTTACTGCACGCGTAACATCTTTAACTAATATAAAGATACGGGGGCGTGTATTAAATGTCGTCATTATGTGCACCATGGGACAGAGCCGCGGATGAAAAGTATGTCACGAAACAGGTCGTGCTCACCGAAGCCGAGGTGAGCGCCGCGCACAGCGAGCTCGTCGACAAATCGTTTACCGCCAAGTTCCCCCGGGTGGAGAAATTCTACGCCGACCCCGTGATTTGCAGACAGGCATACTGCCTGCACAGCTTCGTGCCCACGAAGGGCGCCACGCCCGACGAGCACGGCGTGTACGGATTCGTAAAGTTCCGTGGCGCGTTTGAAACGCAGCAGGAGGCGGACGAGCGCGCCGAGTTCCTTATTCGCAACGTCGACTCGTTCCACGACATCTACACCTCGTACTGCGGGCGGGCATTCCCGCTTTCCGCGAACCGAAAGTTCGTGCAGGAGACCAATGCGGTCGATATTCGCGACCACGCCGTGCGAGCAATCAGCGAAGACGTGAAGGCAAAGGTCCAAAAGGACAAGTGTCTCAAGGACGAGATGACCGAACGGCAAGAGGCGCTGCTTGCCGACACCGAGCAGAATCTGTCGTCCGAGCCCGGTGAGCGGTACATCGAGTTGCAGGTCAAACGCGCGAATCTGGTGCACGTGTATGTCGAAACACGCAAGTCGCTCGCGCAGATCAAGGACCTGATTCTCAAGTGTCGCGGCGAAATTTCTGCTTTCGACAGCTCGAACCCAGAGTGCAGAACGGACTACGTGGGGCGATACGAGACGGCCCGGGCCAATCTCGGACTCGAGCTCGCGAAAGACACCACGTACCTGCAGTACATGGGACTGGACGACGAGGAGATTCTTGGATTTTAATTATTATTTAATGCATACGCACAATAATTAAATGACTGCACTACGCTGGTATATGTTTTTCGTTTGGGTAATGTGTATTATCGCAACAAAGCGCGCGTGCATCCCGCGTGCGCGGCGCGGGATGAGAAATTTAGACGCGTTCACCAATCCACCCAAGATTGCCAGGTACAACAGCACGGGCGCGATGAATGGCACGGACGTGCACCTGCTGACGGACGATATTGAATTCTTGGATATTACAGACATATGGTATGCGCGCCAACGCGCACCGGCCAACGCAACACTGTGCGACACGATGGTTGTCGACGGGTCCGGCAACGTCACGAGGGAACGCAGCGAGTAATTATAATTTTCTTCCGAGAAAATTATAATTGGTAAATAGTCGGAGAACTGAGCTGTTTCAGTTCCTCCACGGTCCGCTCCTTGTTCACATGTGTTTTGTACAGCACTGCTATGAGATTCTTGTCGGCGGGCTTGTGCGTTGTCGCGTTGATAATTTGGTCGATGGGGTTTATGAGTAGACGGAGGTAGTACGTGTAGTCGATGCGCAAGAGATCGCCGAACTTTACAAAGTAGTTTATATCTTCGAGTTTGTCCATGAGTTTGTCGCCGTTCGTGGTTATGACATACTCGAGCCTGGACCCGACATCGACCCGCGCACCCCGTTGCCGCATTCGTTCGGCGAGTTGCACGTGGGCGGGGAGACACTTGGCGGCAAAGTCGGTCTCTGTGCAGTTCAGGTCGCGCAGCCGCTTGTGCCTTTTCTTTTCGTCGGAGGGGAGTTCCTTCTGCTTGTACCCGGCGACGTCGCCCACGCTTTTGGTGATCACGAACTCGGCGGTGGCGTACGCCCGCTGGAACATGCTGTTCACGCTCTCGACGAGCCCGTCAATGTCCGGCGCGGTGTTGTGCAGAACGTGCATGATCGTCTTTTCGTATACGTCGCGCACGGCACGGCTGTTGTCGCGGCGCGCAAGCAGAATACCCTTTTTCGTGACTTTGCCGGTAAACACGCCGTCCTCGCCGCATTCGAGCGCGATGTACCGCTTCTTTGTCAGGATGAAGAAGCGCTTGTATATTTTCTCTTCAAACGCGAGCCGCATGGGCGACGGGAACAGGGTCGCCACGTCCCTTTCGATTTGCTCGCACAGCCCCCACAGCCGCGCCGGGTCGGTGACGTGCGGGAACATGATCATGGTGCTGTCGGTGTCACCGTACACCAGCTGCCCGTTGTACGTGTCCTGGATAAACTTTGCGGCTGCGACTATCGACTTGCGCCCCAGGGCCGTTGTGCACATAGCCGCGGGCATGAACGGGAGGTAGCCGCGCTGCACGCCGAGCGCGCCGTACATCGAGTTGGCAGATATTTTGTACGACAGCTGCCGCTTGTCGAGCACGTCTATCTGCTCCTTGGACGCGTTGTCGTGCTTGAGTTTTTTTAGCTGCACGTTCACCTGCTTGCGGGCGTCGAGCAGGCGCTGGATTATTGTCGGGATAACGCCGAGCCCGTCCCTCAGAAAACGGAACCGGTGCTTTTCGCAAACTATTTTCTCGACCTTTTTATGATTGTCGTGCGCGCACCCCACGTGGTCTTCCCACTCGATGACATGGCATTTCGAGTCGGGGATCGACTCGTCGAGCACCATTGTCGAGTAATCGATATTGTACGCGATGATTGTCGTTGGGTACAGCGACGCAAAGTCGAACGGAACGACATTGTCGTACACACCGGCGACCGGGTCCACGACGTATGCGCCGGTGTACGTCGACGAGCAGACGTTTTCGTTTTTCTCAACAACGATCCCCTCGCCCAGGCAGTACTTGTACACTTGGGCGTACACTTTGAGCTGCTGGCCCTGGGTGTACAGCGAAAAGATGGGCACGTTGCACGTCGTCGCCATTTCGCACAGCCCCACCCATACCTGCATGACACTGCACAGCTGCGACACGATGACAGAGTCCTGGACGCAGTACTTCCCGACAACGCCCAGCGATTTCGGCGTGAACGTGTCGTAACACTTGAAAATATCCTGTGGCGTGAGCGGGTCCTTCGTGCACCCTTTCAAAAAGTACTCGCTCACGGTTTTGAGTTTGTAGTTGTCCAGCTTGTAGTCGCGTTTCACGATCGGCAGTAGGTCGACGAACAGCGCGCCCGGGACATCGAGAAACTCGAACTGCTGGTCCTTCATTGCCGCCGACGACCACGTTATCTTGCGGTGCGGGGCGTGCTGGCCGATAATGTACCCCTGCCTGTCGAACGACGACAGACACATGGTGTGCTTCGCGCGATTGATCATGTACGGAATATCGAACATGAATATATTGTACCCGACAACAATTTGTGGTTTGTGCAAGGCGATGAACGAGGCGTACCCGCACAGTAATTCGTGCTCGGTGGCGTACGCGATGATCTCGGTGCTGTCGCCCACAATCTGCTGGTCCGGCGCGCCGAGCGTCAGTAGGAACGTCCGCGCGGACGTCTTCGTTGTCAACGACACACTGATCTGGAACACCTTGTCGCCCGGCTTGGACGCGTCCGGCATCCTGTTCGGGTTCGACGAGTTGCACTCGATATCGAAACTCATCACCAACGGGTCGACACTCGCCGTGCACGCGGACGGCGACACGTACTTCCAGTGGACGCGGTACTCGGTGTCACATATCGATTCTTTCTCTGATTCTTTTACTTTGCTTCCCAGAATGCTCAACCAGCCCACCGGCGCAACGCCGCGTATGCACGTCATCTGCAGAACAGGCGACGCGTCGCTTTCGTGGACTTTGAATACCAGGTTCTGTCCAATCCCGGGGATGGACTGCGGGCGGAGCCAGCGCAGCTGCTGGGCGTGCGACTTGCTTTTAAACGACAGACACAGGAAGGGGAACAGCTTGTCCGACCCGTCGGCATTTTTGTGCGCGTAGTACAGCTTGCGCTTGTACATGAGCTTGTGCGCGATCGGTTTGTTGCGCAGCCCGAAGGAGAGTTTTTCAACAACGGCAGACACTTTATCCGCCCACTTGACGTTTGGGACATCGGGGAGTTCGAGGTACACGTACGGCGTGAACCCAATAATTTTTATGTACACGGTCCTGTTCTCTTTGTCGAGCCCGAACACATTGATGTTTTCATCGTCGTACTGCCACTGGTAAGTAAACACGTTTACAGCAGGTGTATTCATCTTGTAAATTTAGTCGCGACAGTCTCTAGGTATCATTTTTATTCGCGGTGAATAAAAATTATAATTTGACGAAGCTGTACGCCGCGCGGCCGAGCGACTCGTCGGCGGTGAATCCCACCCCAACACCTGTCCGGCCGTTGTGCGACACCTTGGTCTGGAAGTACTGCCCGCGGGCAGTCTCTTTCGCGTCGGTTTTCACCGCGACGCCTTTCGGGAGTTGCGCGGTGAAATCGGTTTGTTCGCGTACGCGGATAAAGCCCCGCTTGGCCAGGTGCGCAATCGCCTTTTCGGCCGCGTCGATTTCGGCGGCCTTGCTGGACTTGCCTTTCCCCTGGCTGATGGACGAGTACGAAAAGTCTGTTTTGGATGTTATGTCTGACAAAAAATTCTTCACGCGGGACACGTCGATCCCCGACGTGGGGACCAGGTTTCGCGAGTGCAGCAGCGACACGATCTCGTTCGCCACATTGTCGGGCACGTTTCGCCCCCGCTCGTGCGCCTCGAGCTTGGAAAACACCTCGGACACGAACAGTTTCGTGTCGGGGTCCTGCTTTGTCACATACTCGACCTTTCCTATGATGCGCTGGTACGTGTCGAACACTTCTTTCAGGCGCGTGATGGCGTCGTAGAGGTCCTCGTACTCGAGGGAAATATCGATTCGGTCCAGGATCGGGCCGATAATGCCGTAGCATATGGCATACCCCGCGCCCAGTTTTATCCTCGAGTCGATCTGCGACTCGATCGCCCCGATGAACGCCTCCAGCGTGTCCTCCACCAGCTTCGTCTGCGACTTTACCCACTCGTCTTCGGTACATGTAATGTACTTGTCGATCCCGAGCTCCCGCCCAAACCGCGCGAACGACACTTTGGAAATAAGGTTGATCTTCAGCCGCGCAAGCGTCTTGACATTCTCGACATTCATCAGCTGCGGGAATCGGCGCGCAAGGTGCCACACGATAATCTTGTTGAGGGTCGCGTCGCCGAGGAACTCGTACGCGTCGTAGTTGTGCTCGGGGTTGAATGCCGGAGACGTGAACGACGCGCTGTACACGCGCATACTTTCGTCGCCGGTCAACAGTTCGATGTACTCGGGTTTGAGCTGGCCGAGCGCCAGGACGGACGACACATAATTTATAAATTCGGGACCACGTATTCCGTGATGGGACATATTTATAAATATTCAAGATTTATTAAGTCATTTCACTTTTTTACTTACGGAGAGATCTCCACTCGGCGGCAACGTCGGCCATGGTTTTCCCATTTTTCCCAATGTGGTGTTTGACAAACGATTGGTATGAAGTTAATCTCTTACCTGAACGTCTGGGTGATCTCTTGGCGGAGCGTCTGGGTGATCTCTTGGCTGAGCGTCTGGGTGATCTCTTGGCTGAGCGTCTTGCTGAGCGTCTTGCTGAGCGTCTGGGTGATCTCTTGGCCGATCTCTTGGCGGAGCGTCTGGGTGAGCGTCTTGCTGAGCGTCTGGGTGATCTCCTTACAGCACCGTGGTGTACCATATTTATTCTATAAGAAAAAAAATATTACATTTTTTTTTACTTTTACAATGGCCGGCCATGTTCGCATTTATTTAAACGATGAGCGATTCTTTGTTAAATAATCAATGACCACGCCATGCACAACTTGTACCGTACTGCCATGTAGCCATTATGTCGACTTCGAGTCGTCTTACGGACAATATATACCGAAAAATTACAGCGAGTATAATATCGGGAATGCGTGTGTCAACCTATCTCTTACTCAAGGGTCGATCGATGACTGGGTAAGGGCATCTGCCGATCAGGAGCAGCAGATGCATCTGTCGGACATGTATCGATTTATGGTGAAAGACAGATACAATTTTCCGGGACAAGAGGAAAAAGTCACCACCGTCGTCTATAACTTTGCAATATACCAGCCATTAACCAGAACGTTCATTCATAGGTTCGTTCGCGAACTCGATATTTTTAACAATACCAAATTCATATGTGAAAACGAGACCCTCGATGCGCGGATACGTTTCGAGACATTGTACTTTTCCGCACTTGGTAGACCATCTTTGAAAAACATATACTCGTCTGTGATTACCAGGCCATGTATTGGAAAGAAAGCCTGGTGGTGGATTGAGGAATCGGCAAATAGCCGCCTGAGTCTAGAAGACATGGATATATTCATGCGTCAAGAAATGCATCGATTAGAGCAGTCTTACGGGTCGATCTGGATGGTATTATTAAACTTTGCAAAGTACCAGAAATTAACAGAGACTTTTATTCGCGAGTTCAAACACTTGCTCCGTATTCCAATGATTCTGAAATACCAGACGCTGTCCAAAGAATTTGCCGACTGGTTGAGGTGCGAATACAAGGAATGCGGTCATTATTTCCACACGGTGACGTCGAATAGAGAGCCGTGCCCTTTCTGTAACAATGCACCGTCATCCCTCCTCCGACCATTTAGTTTAAAAAATTTCCCGGAAAGCTATGTAGACGATAGTAAACATGGTTTACTAACAATACGTACTTTCGATAATTGGATATTGCAGCCGATGGAACGATTCATATGCCAAGAAGACATGTATCGATTCATGCGACAAGAAATGGGAAGGCGTCCTGGGCCAGATGATATCGTATTATATAACTTTGTAAAGTACCAACCATTGACTGTGGCTTTTATTAGAGAGTTTTTCCACGAGCTCCGGGGTTCTCTGGTGTTAGTATACAACACTAAGCCTACCGACGGCTCCGATGATTTTGCACAATTCGAGGCATCAATACCCCCTCCCCCCACCAAACCTTGTATTGTGCGCGTCACGTACGACATTGACACGTGTGCGATCTGCCGAGAAACCCTTGAGACGTCCGAGACCCGTGTTCTGACATGTGGTCACCCTTTCCACAATGAGTGCATTGACTCGTGGCTAGAGCGTGTACAACATTGTCCTTGCTGTAGAGAAACGGTTGTAATTCCGTATCATCGGGTCTCGAGCCCGCCGACTGTCGATATCGGTCAGTTGCAACGCGAGCCGAGATCTGGCTACGCATCTCTAGCAGAGATGGAGTGGTTTAATTGAACAGCGAGACACAATCGGGATGTATAATTTTTGTAGATCTTCATCAATTGTTGGAACCTGTAAGCAATACGTGATCACAACTGACCAATCGTGGTTTACACACTGGTATATGTGTGTAAATTAACCATGTTAAACACGTACAGTCTAATACAAACGTCCGCCATTGTTAGTATGCGTTGTAACATGGAGCCATGCTTTGTCGACATTGGGTTCGAAGATGGTAGTAACCCGTCACTCGTAACAATCGATGATTGGGTAAATGCGTCTAGTAGCCGAGCAATGGCCCAAGCAGACATGTATCGATTCATGCGATACCAACAATATGATTTTCCGGGACAAGAGGAAAAAGTTGGGAGAGTTATATATAACTTTACCCGGTACCACAACTTAACAATGTCTTTCAAATACGAGTTCGTACACGACCTTGATCCCAAGATAGTTGACATATTCCAATATAACACTCCTCGTTTAACGCGTTTACAGACGAGTATACCCCATCAACAATTATAGTTTACACACACTGCTAGGTGTGTAAATTACCTCTGCAACACCAAAATTTGGATCACTCAATAAAAAATATACATATTTTTTTTCTTGTGTAATGTAAATATGTCTATCCAAAACTCAAACTTAACATCCGGGTTCATCGACTTGGCTACCTACGATGAAATCGAAAAGTACATGTACGGTGGTAATCCAGAAGATGTCACTGCGTACTTTGTAAAAAGGACAGTGAAGACTACATGGTTCACCCAAGTCCCCGTTGTGCTATCTCGCTCAGCAGGCTCACCAGGTTTCGGCCAAGAATGGTCGGTGAACGTCTCCCGTGCAGGAGACTACCTGTTGTACACATGGCTGCGAGTACATATTCCAGCTGTTACGCTTGCAGTAGGAAACCAGTTCGGTGTGAATGGTCGTCTCAGATGGACTCCTAATCTTATGCACAATCTGAACAGAGAAATCAGCATCACATTCAACGATCTCGCTGCTGAACGCATTGACAACTTCTTCTTGGACTTTTGGACGGCATTCACCGTCCCCGCCGGAAAGAGGAACGGATATAACAATATGATTGGTAATATCGACGACCTTATTCAGCCATCGGCTCCTGGTATTACTATCCCATCTACGGTCCTGAACTTGCCTATCCCATTATTCTTTGCTCGCGACACCGGCATCGCTCTACCCGCCGCCGCTCTACCATACAACGAGATAAGAATTAACTTCCAGTTCAGAAACTGGAACGAGCTCCTTGTCTTGGACAACATCGCAGCAGCCCCAGGCACTAAACCAAGTGTGGCACCGAATCTTACCGACCTGGTTTCTGAACCAGTTGTCGGAAACACACAGGTTTGGGCCAACTACGCAATTGTCGGTAACGACGAGCGCAAGCGTATGGCATGTGCACCACGAAACATCCTCATTGAACAGGTACAAACATCACCTCTCCAGACATTTTCTCCCGCAACTAACCCGCTCCCATCGTACGACATCCGCTTCTCTCACGCAATCAAGGTACTGTTCTTTTCTGCCAGAAACAAGACAATCCCGTCTACATGGTCCAATTACACTGCTGCCTCTGCTGTCCCCGGACCAGTCTTTGTCGACTTTTCACCATCTGGAGCTGTTGACCCATTGGCCAACATCACATTGATCTACGAAAACACCCAGCGTCTGGCTACTATGAGCGCCGACTACTTTTCGCTTGTCAACCCATACTTCCACGCACCCGTTATCCCTCTCGAAACCGGATACCACTGCTACTCGTATTCTCTCGACTTTTACAATCTCGACCCCGCTGGTTCTACCAACTTCGGTAAGTTGACCAACGTCAGCATTCTCCCATCTGCATCTGCCGGTGCACTTACCGGAGCGAGCGGTACAGGAGCAGCCGGATCCGGAACCGACTACCCTCAGTCATACGATTTCGTGACTGTTGCTGTTAACAACAACATCATCCGTATTTCCGGAGGCGCTCTCGGATTCCCCGTCTTGTAAAACATATACACCATCATTCTCTTTTCATTTTAAACGTGAAAATAGAGTACCCAATGAGTTATCGCACATTCGAGTCGTACCTTGCAGGAGGTGGGTTCACCATGAGAACGACCGCCGACGAGTTCGCGATCCAAAAAAGCGAGGTTGGGCTGAAGGCTGTCGTATCATTTGCGTGCAAGAACAACCACGTGACGTCTCTTACGGTTTCATCTCTCAAAAACAAGAAACATAAATTCAAAGACTCGTACGAGGGGTTCTGCAGTAAATGCGTGAGGGGGTTCGTTCAAACTCATGTAAATATACCAGTGGCAGAGAACATACCGACCAGTTCTGTCGAGGCAGAGAACATACCGACCAGTTCTGTCGAGGCAGAGAACATACCGACCAGTTCTGTCGAGGCAGAGAACATACCGACCAGTTCTGTCGAGGCAGAGAACATACCGACCAGTTCTGTCGAGGCAGAGAACATGCCGACCAGTTCTGTCGAGGCAGAGAACATGCCGACCAGTTCTGTCGAGGCAGAGAACATGCCGACTGTACTTCCCGAGTATAGGATGTGTAAATATGCGGATGCCGAACCCGAGTTTACCGCGTGTTATATTGAAAGACGGACGGCGCTGTTCTCTGCCCACACCAACATCAACGGACTTGTTTTCGACTGTGAGCCGTACATCGACCTGGTACAGAAATGGTTCAAGGAGTGTACAAACATGTTCACGCGGACGCGCTTGCGCAACGCGGACGTTTTTATGGAGGGCGGAAAAATATTAGTAACCCCAATACCCGGTGTTTGCGTGTTCGTGCAAACGGTCACGTCGTACAACGCCGACCCGCCGCGCATTTTCGACATGTATCGCCGCCGATCGGCGGGAACACCGTACATGATATTCATGTTTGACGGCGGGGAGATTATAGACGTGTGGTACTTTATCCCCGGCAAGAAAGGGTACTCGGTGACACACAAACACGCGTGCGATTTTCGAGCAAAGGTCAGCGGGTACTCGTCACACGACGAACCCGACTACTACTACTTTGAACGGACGATGTTCGAGCTGGAACTAAGCGACCTAAAATAATCGGCGCGGCAAGTATGGAGTCGTTCTTCAACAAGCTCAATGCTGAGACGTGGGTGCTGCTGAAACGGTGGTGCGTGCAATTATTAAAACGACTCGGGAAATCGTAGCGGGTGGAGTGGATTGTTTATCTTGTATCCAGCTAGTAACTGGATAGGAGATAATTTGACGGCTTAGGCCGCGCAGGTTTTTTCAGTAGCAATGGCCTCCATAATGGATCGGGCTTTTACATACTTTTTCTTTGAAGGGGCCGCGATTTCGAGGCGCGCAAGCGCCTGTTCAATCGTTTCTTCATTGTGAAGACACTGGCAGACGGCGCCTTTACACTTGGCGCTGTCATTGCATTTTGCCGGATGCCAGTCTTTGTCCATATCGGTGGGTTTTTTGTTAGCATTGGCCTCCATAATGTAATGGCGGGCTTTTACATACTTTTTCTTTGAAAGAAACACGATTCCCATACGCACAAGCGCCTGTTCAATCGTTTCTTTACCGTGAAGACGCTGGCAGACGCCGTCTTCACTGCTGCACGTGTTGCGGATGCCTTTACACTTGGCGCCGAACTTGCATTTTTCCGGCTGCCACTCCTCGGCATAATGTGCAAACGTGCACACTTGCCGGGTGCATACCTTTTTTTCACCGATAATGTTTGTACACAAACATTTCTTGACCAGCAATGGTTGCTTGTCGGTGACGGGCTCGGTGACGAACTCGGTGTCGTCGTCGGACATATCGTCGTAATCGATCGATGATGTCGGCGGGGTATAACACTCGGAAATATCGGGGATGTAGGTCGCAATCTCGTTGAGGAGGGACACGTAATAAGTATCTAATTCAATAGATGTATTCATCGTAAGATATATTTAATCTCCCCTGTATTTTAATATTCGTTTTTGGGAGTACATGCCGGAACGCAGCGCGTTCGAGTGTCTGGTTGTTTTATATACTCCCGCAAAGGAGTATGTAAAATATAATTGGTGTGCACGCCTAGTCCAGTGTTGCTAGCTGTGCCTTGTACCCGGCGATTATGTCTTCAGACGATAAACGGGGCTGGGTTATAGATATTTGGCTGAAATCAATGTACGCTGCAAATGTGCACACGAGATCCCTGTCCAGTGCTTGGTATCTGACAACGAGGTCCCAGTCGAGAAAGCGGTGATACTTTTTGATCTGCGCGGACGTCAGCTGCTTGGTTGTTGCGATGTAAGCCCAGTCGATTGACGGGAGGTTATTGTCGACGAACTGCTCGACGAGCGGCGAAGAGACGGCTGCGGATATTTCTGGCTGCATTGTATATACTATTATTATTTACAATCGAGACAATCACTTTTGGTTATTCGAGAATAATCTCGAACAGCGCGACTATACGCTCGATATCGTCGAGCGATACCTCGACGTCTCCGCACCGCTTCCTCCCGAGGACACACGTCTCGTACCCCGAAAGCGGGTGGCGACAGTACGGACATGTGTCTCCGCCTTTGCGCGCCCATTTCGCGATACACTGGCGGTGGAATACGTGGGAACACGAAAGGGCGAACTTTTTACATCTTCCGACATTTTCGATACATATACCGCAGCAGATATTCAGCGGGGTGTGTTGCCAGCACAGACCGGTGCGGGCTTTGCGCCGGCACGTGCCGTTTGCGGTTGCGAATGAACAGCCGGCTGTCATTTATTTGTCGGCAATGATCTTTTGGTACATACGTCATACCCTTTCAACCAACAACACCGACGCGACACTGCTTATACCAATTACACTTGGATAGAGACGGTGGTGGACGATGTGCACATCAGCGTACATGTTCTGACATTGCTGGCGGCAAAGGTGGTTACGCCCACCAAGGTAACGCCGGTGTTTGTCAACACCGTGGTGGTGTTTGAACCAAGAGTGCCTAATGTAAACTGGATCTGATTTCCGACGACTAATCCCAGGGCGGCAATAATTGACGCGGCAGTGGGCACGGTGACACTGGCGACTCCGGCGGACGTGTTGACGAGGATTCCCGATGCCAATCCCGTCAGGAACTGGTTGATGGACAGCACGGTTGTCCCGACAATTACAAGTGGTGTGTCAACGATGATCTTGTTGTTTTTAATTTCGACCAGTTTGCGCCCGAGCTCGACGTTTTCGATTTTAAATCCCGCGTCCATTTATATAAAATAAAATATTTTATTCCGTCGACGCGACCACTCGTCGGTCGCCGAACACGGTGTTGTCAACACTGGCGCGCTCGCGTATCATGTCGTCGACGATCGATTTTGTGTTCAACAGTTTGTGGTCGACGTGTCCGTTTACCTGGTCGGTGTCCATGTCGAGCGGGTTTTCAGCTCGCGCGCGGCCCTCGCGCACTTGGTGTTCGTTGTCTGGCGATATCGCCATCCGGCGCTGCCTGTTTCCACGCGGGACGGGTTCGTCGGCCACGTCCCGCGTCTCCTCAGCGTCTTTACTCGCGGACAGTATCATACTGTCGAGCAAGCTGAATGCGTCCTTGCCCTGGTACGACACGAGATACCCGTCGAGCGTCCCGACGACGCACGGCACGCACTCGATGGTGAGCGCAGACGCGAGCAACGACTTGCGCACGGCGGGATTGTCGATGCAGATGGGTATGATGTTGTCCACGCCTGCCTCCCGTGCCGCCTGTAAAAAGGACGTGCACGCGCCTGAGTACCTGCTGTAAAGAACATACACGTTCTCCATCTTTTACTGAACACGGGTTTTATTTAAACTACGAGATTTGCGCTCACTGTGTTCGTATCGGCGCCTCACGCAGCTGAGCAAGACGCGAGTATCTCATCTGTGCAAGTCCGATCTGTACATCTGTTCGAAAGTCGAGCGCCGACTCGTGGAACGCCGTGTTGGCCATACTTCTGTAGTCAAAGTCGAGCTCGCCTTCTTTCATCGCGCCCGTCTGGTCGAAACAACCCATGTGGTCCACGTTTGACCGCACAATGTACGACGGGTTCACGACCGCGTCGATGTCGTCGTAGAAAAACCGGGGCTGGCCGGTCATTTCGTCGATGTAGAAGCGGTCGTTGCTCGCGTACCCGGTGAATCGCGGGTCGTACACATTGTGCAGCTCTTCGCCGGTCAGAACCGGGCGGGTGCGGTTTTCGCCGACGTATTGCCCACCGTCCATTTCCGTGTACATGACCTCGCCGGGCGCAACGAGGGTCGCCGTCCGCGGGTTCAGTTGCTGGTTGAAGGAAATGCCGATATTGCTGTTCAGTGGCTGGAGCACCTCGCTCTGGAAGTACATGCCGGGCTGCACGATCTGCGCAGCCATATTCTTGTTGTAGTTGACATACCCCTCGGACTGCTGCATTGGCCCCGTGCACTTGTTGACCTGCAGCCCGTGGCGGGGGGCCTGGGCGTCGTACCCGCAGCTCTTATTGACGTACTCGTCGAACTGGCCCGCGCCGCTCTCTTCGCGCACAAGCGTGTCGTAGTACGGCTCCCGCGGTGTTTGGGACATCTGTGTGTTGTTCGAGTACGGGCTGTTGCGCGACCCGTAGCCGGAGGACAGTTTGCGCTGGTCGACGTACGCAAAATTTTCTATCACGTCCGGAGAAACTCTGGCCGGGTTTGGGCGGGGACTCAATCCGTCCGTGCTTGGAGGCAGTCGGGTGTTACACGGTGCGCATGTGGACAGGTTGGAAATGGGGCGGACATACGCCGGCAGTTTCCCGCTCCCAGCGGCGTCCGGCAGCGGCGGGCTGCAGCCCCACGTGCACGGGCTTTTCATGTTCGCGTTGTTGAACGACGGGTCAAAGTTTGGCTGGTTGCACCCCTCGCCGAACGGGTCCTTGTACATTCCGTTGTCTATATTTTCTATAAAAGCAGCACTCCCGTCCTCGTCCGGGTCAACGCGTCCCAGCGAGGACTCGCGTACAAACTTTCGCGCGAGGTGGCTGCGCGCATCCTGTTCCTGCTGCTCCATGATACTAGCATGCGACGGGGGCGGCTGCTCGTTCATGTACGACGCACCGGCGGCCACTTTTTTGGGTTGTCGACACACCGACACGTACCCCGACGCTTCCAGGTCCTGCTGCCTGGGTCTGTTTATCATGCTCGGGTACTTGACAAACTGATTCGCGCCCCAGTATTCAAAGTCGTATGCGGGTGGTACAATAAGGGGTGCAACCAGCGTGCGCGGATGGACCCGGGTGCCTGCGAGCGCCTGGTTTTTGGACGCCTCGGGTCCCGAATAGTCGAACGGGACTTCGGCACTGAGCCAGCCGGTTCCCTGGTCGCAGTGATTGTCGTAACGTGCAGAGTCGAAACCGGAATCGGAAGTCCTCATAGTTTATATAGCGCAACAAATTCAGGGTATTTTCAAAAAAAAACAAAGTAATAAATGGGTAAACGCCTCGACAAAATCATCCGTGACGTGGACGCCGCGGGTCTCGACACAAATCCAGAGGCGCTCTGGAACAGAAATCCCGGCGAGCCGTACACGCTACCGGATCGCACGTACCCGCTACATATCCCCCCACCCAAGTACCCGTTGTCGCGAGAGGACCAGGCAGACGAATTGTTCAAGGACGACGTGCCCCTCGACATCGACGACGAGCTGCGGCGCACGATGAAAACCCACAACTTGAGCGCCGACGAGCTGTTGTTTCTCTGGAACAGAATCCCCAATGTTTTGCGCGAGCGGGACGGGCGCGACTGGCTCAACAAAGCCATCTTCACGTACCTGGATTCGCGCGCGCAGGAGAAAGCGTTCGCCGAGTACAAACATGTTGCGCCCGGCGGCGCGGCCGTCCGCGGCCCGAGAAATTTCGGGGGGGTAACGATCGTTTCGCGCCCGCGCGCCCCACGCGACAAGCGCGCCGCAGTTGTTGTGCTCGAGGACACGCGCGTCGAGGACGAGCTGCGCCGGCGGCTGCAGCGCGGGATTCCCGAGCGGCAGAAGATGTACCAGCGGCGGCTGCAGTTCCCGAAGCAGTGCGCGAATTTGTACGCGCGGCGCCCGTGGATCGCGGACTACGAGTACACGCTCATCGGGTTCCCGGAAAAGGTCGACGAGCGCTACGTGCTTGACGACACGGACGCCGAGTACAACGAGATTGTGCTGTACAAACCAAACGTGCTGTTTAGTATGGTGAACTGTAACAAGTACAGTAAGCAGCGGCGGCAGGACGGCGACGTGTTTGTCGCGCACGACGATAATGGCGAAAAGGTCGAGTTCCACGTCGTGCATTTTCTGACGACCGGGCAGTCTGTGATGCAGACGGAAGAGATATTCGCGAAAGAGACGGGGTGGCTGAAATTCGCCGAGGGCGGGAGGAAGGGCCGGCTGGAGGCGCTGCTCGGAACCAGCGTCCGGGCGGACGATCAGCTCGACAGGGGAATGCGGTCGATTGCGCGCAATGTTATTGCCGAAAGTTTCGGCGCGCAGGCGCTCGACGAGTACGTGCTGCGCATCGAAGAGGCGATATACAACTTCCTCGACCACCCGAACAGCATTCGCGACTATTTCAGCGTTGTATCGGACATTGTTATCTTTCTCAGCGACAAGCACTTTGGGAAGTACGCGCACACGTTCAAGAAGCGCGTGAGTATGCGCATGTACAACGCGTCGAACATGTACTTGCTGTCGCGGGAAGAAAAGTTCCCGGAAATTTTTCTCAACATGAACGTCTCTGCCGAAAAAGCCGCGCGGGTCGAGAATCTCGTCCACCACGCACTTGCCGACCAGGTCACCGAGCTCGGGCACCGACTGTACACGCTGCAGCACCCCACGGAAAGACTGGTGACGCGGTCGGAAGTCCCCGTGCCTCTTTCGCTCTCTGTCCCCGAGAGCCGCCGCGTCTGCGCCAACACGAACGACATCCCGGAGTGGCAGGTCGTGCAGTACACGGACGAGAAACAGACGTTCTGTTTCGGCATAGAGGATCTCGTCGAGCAGTTCAGCGCGGGCGACTATGTCAACAAACACACCGACAAGCGGTTCGACCAGAGTTTTGTCGACGAGATCCTCAGCACGTTCACGGCGACAAACATCATATCCAGCGACCCCGTGGACGCGCGCGACGACGCGGCGTCAGTGGACGCCCCCGACCTGCTGGCGCTGCTCCGAGCCGAGATAGCCGCGCTCGAGACCCGGCTGGTGTCGCTGCCCCGGAGCGAGCTCAATAAAGTGTGTGATTACTGCCGGGCGTTCGTCCGTGACGGCGTCTCGTCCATCAACTCGTCCGGCGAAGTAGTCGACTTTTGCAACACCGAGTGTCTTTCAAAATTATAACTTTCTCCGGAGAAAGTTATGAAATATTTTCGATATTCTTGAGTATGCTGTCTACAAACACGTTGTTTTCGAAACAGACCCGCTCGAGCTCGAGGTACTTCCGCCGGCACTCGGCGTCCGACTCGACGAGTTTCGCCCGCAGCGTCTCGGCCTGCACCTGCGTCTCTTCGAGAAGACTTCGCTGTATCGACCGCTGCACCGCATCCCTCGACGCGGAAATCGCCGTGCCAATACTCTTCACGCGCGCGCGCGCCTGCTCGAGATCGAGCTCCAAGTCTTTCACGCGCGCGTCGAGGACGCCGCACGAGTCGTACATGGCAACCACGCGCCTGTTTGCCGTGTCGATGGCACTTGCGAACCGCACGAGGATGTCGCTGTACAGCGTGCGGCTGCCCATCATGCGCTGTTTCATGATCACGTCGACGTCGTGGCAGTGCGATAACTGCTCGACGACGTGCTGGACGTTCAGCGCGGGGTAAAACCGCGGCGCGCCGTTTATCGCCGGGCACACGAACGGCCACACCTTGGCACCATTGCTGTGCACGAAATAATTATTGAGCAGGATGACGACGTTGACCGTTTTGCTGCACTTTGCTAGTCGCAGCGCCTGCAGCGCCGCCCGCTTGAGCTCTTTCTTTTCAAAGGGGATTGACGAGTACATGGCCGCACTGTTCTCGAACGAGAATATCGTGGGCTCGCTGCTCGCGGTGTCGATCACCAGGTCCGGGGACTGCTTCTCGAACATTTGCACGGCCGCGCACCCGTCGGCCTCGAACGTCTTCTTGGGCGTGAACAGGAAGACGCGGTGCTCCTTGCTGGTCGACACGGCGTCGATGTACACGACGCGCTCCGACATGTACACGTTGTCGACGCAGAACCCCTTTGTGACGAGGAAGGACGTGATCTTGTTGAACGATATCATTACTATTACCCAAACAGATTTAAATTATTTATCATCTGGAATAAATGGAGGACGCGCTGCAGCACTTACCGACCGACGAGAAAACAACAAACACACCGGACGAGATGGCGGTTATTAAAATCCTGACCGGGTCCGCGCAGCCCGCCGCGACACAACCCGGCCCGGGCGGCAGCCCGACGGTCGCGTCCGAACTGCTCAACGTGGCCGTCGTGGGCGCGCTGTTCGCCGTCATATCGAGCGAGTTTTTCGGGGCGCTGATCGCCCGCGTTGTTCCGTTGTCGGAAGAGAAATGGTACGTCAAATTGGCGATCCGCACGGTTCTCTTCGTCGTGATGTACTTTTTAATAACCAACTTTGCCCTGTCGCGCAAATGCAAGCAAGAAACTAGTTAAACTGGTCTGCGCGAGTACATATATGTCCATACGTGCAAGCGTCGGCAATCTCACCCAGCACGAGCGGGAAACCATGGCGCGGGAGTTGGTCGTCAAGCCGAAGGAGACGCAGTATAAGAAAAACACACAGGCCGTGTATCCCTACACAATATCCGACAGCGGCACGGGGTCGTTCCCGTACGCGTACATGCGCAAAAAATCGTTCAAAAACGCGCGCGTGTTTGCAAAAGCGTCGCGGTACTCCTTCGACGGGAAGCTGCGCGACGAGCAAGAGACGGTGCGCACAGAGTGCATCGCACACCTCAACGCCACGGGAAGCTGCGTGTTGAGCATGTACCCCGGGTTCGGGAAGACGGCAATCGCGATAGAAATATCGCAGCGGGTCAACCTCAAAACACTCATTGTTGTAAACAGGGTCGTGCTGCTGAACCAGTGGCGAGAATCGATCGCCCGGTTTTGCCCGCTCGCCACCGTGAGCACCGTGTACTCGAGTACGGCAGACACCGACTTTTACATCGTCAACGCCGTGAATGTCGAGAAGATGACCGGTCTTGACAAGTTCGGCTTCGTCGTCGTCGACGAGTGCCACATGATCGTCACGGAAACACTTTCGAAATGTCTGCTCGCCGTGCATCCGAAATATATACTCGGGCTGAGCGCGACGCCGTACAGGAGCGACGGCATGGACATGCTCATCGATCTGCATTTCGGGACGAACAAGATCGTCAAGCAGCTCAGCAGGAAGCACGTCGTGTATGTCGTCCACACGGGGTTCGTGCCCGTCATGAAAATCCTGCGGAACGGCAAACCCGACTGGAATTCTGTCATGGACAGCCAGTCCACGTCGCCCGACCGGGCGCAAATCATCCGCCGCATCGTCGCGATGTTCGCAGACCGCAAGTTCCTCATCCTGTGCAAACGCATTGAGCAAGCGCACCTCATCGTTGCCGCGATCGACGAGGAGTGCGCGACGTTGTTCGGCGACAAGCAGGTGTACGACAAATCGCGCCGCGTGCTTGTCGCCACCGTCCAGAAAGCGGGCGTGGGGTTCGACGACTCGAGCATCGACGCGCTCATCCTCGCAAGCGACATCCAGGAATACTTTGTGCAGTACCTCGGCCGGTGCATGCGCACCCCACACGGCGTGCCCTACGTCTTCGACCTCGTGGACGAGAACAAGATTCTCCACCGGCATTTCGCCGTGCGCAAGAAAGTGTACGCCGAGTCGGGCGGGGAATTCAAGAAACTTATTTTATAATACTCTCATAGTATTATAATACATTCTTCAGCGTGTCGCGTATTTTGCCGCCCGCCGTCGTCTGCTCGCCCGGCGTCCACGCCCTGCCACGAGTTAGCATGTAAACCACGAACAGCACAGACGCGACAAGGAGGACGGCCGTAATGATGATGTACGCGATCATTTACTAACCTGCAGAATATTTTCAAGGATTTTTCTAGTTCGGGCGGCGAACATCTCCTTGTCCCAGCAGTACTCGGCCCTGATGGCGTCCACCCACCACGCCGGGTCTACCTGTGCGTCGAACGGGACTTTGCTCGCCACGGCGACGAGCGTCGCAGCGTCTCTGCACCACGACGGGGCCAGCCTGTGCACGATCGCCACGTGCTTGAACAGGAACGCGACTTTCCCGTCGCTGTGCTTGTTGAGGAACGCGACGTCGGCGGTGGGGATCAGCCGGTCGTACATCCCGGGCAAGTTGGCCGCGTCGGCCGCGTACGTTTGCACAATAAGCCCGGCGACCGTCTTTATCACGTCCTTGTATGTCTGGTTCGCGAGGAACACGCGGCCAAGGTCGGCGCCGAGAACGTCCATGGTAAGTATTTCCAGCCGTATTTTAGTTTTTACAACAAGTTCGCCGACCACGCCCGGCGGCCAGCACGTCTTTCCGAGCGTCGTCCTGATCTTGTCGAGCAGCGCCAGCGTCTCTTCGCGCGCGAGCTCCCGGTACGGAACGTTCTGGATAACCCACTCGGCGGCCAGCTCCTGCTTGCTACCGATGCACGGATCGTCGAGCGCCTTCAGGAAGAACGCGTACAAGTTCCTGAGGATGTTGTACGTGCACTTGTCGAGCACGGCCAGCACGTCCTTGTTGTTCCTGAACATCTCTTCTGTGATTAGTTTGTCCGCCTCGGTGTACGTGTACGTCTGCATGAAATCGCTCAGAATGCACTGTGTAATATCAGCCAGTTTGGCGCTCGCGACCTTGGCGAACACATCGCCCGGCGATTGGCGCGCCGCCGAGTACGCGCTCAGTCGCGCCGCACCCGGCTCTCCACTGTACGACCAGTATACCACGCCGCCCACGAGCAGCACAGCCAGTACCACCAGCAGAATATTTCCCATTTATTATAAATTTATAAAATTTCATAGAGCACTTTGTCGACCCGCAGCCGCACGCCGTCGGCCGTTTCCCTGTCCCATCCCTTCTTCGACGGCGTGACCAGCACGTACACGACACACGCGACAACTGCGGTGCACACACCCACGACTACCCACTTGCCGTCCATTTATCAATTACAACAAAGTAATTGATAATTAGTTGCACCGGGCATGCCCCGAAATATTAACTGGTTCCCTGGAGACACCGGAACAGGACCTTCGTGGCCACTTGCGTGACATTGACGTCCGCCTCGAACGGGATGTCGAGCAACACCATGATCCCGACGATTTTTTCCGCCCCGCAGCGCATGTTACTGTCTGCAAAACTCTTGCGCGCGATGGCCGCGTGCTTCTGTATTTTCGCCATGCCGCCAACAGAGAACGCGTCGATCTCGCCCGCCCCCAGTTTGCCGGGCTCGTACTCGTCGGGGTCGACCCCGCGCTCGATGTTCTTGTCTAGTACAATCGCCGACACATAGTTCAGCCAGTCGTCGTACTTCTTTTCCGCGAGGAACGCTGCCGCGAGCGCCGGCGCGCCCGCAAACGTCTCCCGCACGAGCTGCGCGCTCCTGGTCTTTGTGCGCACAAACGCCTCCCGGCGCTTATCGGCAGTCCAGCATCTCGCCACGCGCAGCATCCTGTACTGCTGCTTGTACATCTCGACCTCGTCCGGCGTAAGAACCTTCACCGGGATTGTGGCGAGGAACCACTCGGCGAACTCGTTGCGCGGAATACACGTCGTCGCGCGCAAAAGGTCCGCGTACAGCCTGTACAGGCTCGAGAGTCGTTCGTACTCGCACTTCCCCAGGACCGCTTTCATCACCGGATTGTTCCTGAACTGCTCGTCGGTGACGAGCTTGTCCACCTCGCTGTACGTGTACTTGAACAGCTCGCCCACCACGCAGTTTGACGCGTTGTTGAAGTACACGCCGTACATCTTTACAAAGTCGTCTTTCCCATCGTCCGCCGCCAAGTACCCTTCGCGCGTGGAACTGAGGTAGTAGACAAGTCCGGCAACGAGCAGCACGGCCGCCGCCGCCATAAGTATGTCTCGACTTTTCATTTATTATTCTTATTATTTACGCAAATTCGTTCCATGTCACGCAGTACACGATATTCTGCGCGGCTCCCCCCACCATCTGCCCCGTCAGGAGAAATGTTTCGCCCGGATTTATGATTATATCTTCCCCGATCGTCGTCACGTTCGTCGAGTTCGGCGCGGTCACGTACGTCAGTACCGGAATCCCGTTCGACGAAACTGTCCCGAACGCAGACGCGGCTTGCACTCTGGAATTACCCGTACTGACATTTGCAAATGTCGGCGCCACGGAAAACGTCGGGTACTTGTACCCTCGCGTAATAACCGCGTTTGCACCGGCGGTCAGCCCAATCGTCATATTCATGAGCTTCACCGGCGTGATCGACACTTTACCAAGAAACGTCGTGTTATTGAACAAAATCACCACCGGCAGCTGCGTCGTCGTGGTACTCACCGTTTGCGTGTGCGCGAACGTGTTCTGAATGTTGATTACACTCCCGCCGACGAATGACGCGAACGACCCGGTCGAACACCCGCACGCCACCGTGTTGTTCGCCGACGCCTTTGTCGTCTGCATGACAAACTGCCCGTTCGGATTGCCCAGGTGTGGGACAATACTGGTGTTTGCGTACATCGCCTGGTGTGTCAGCACGAACGTGCCGGTGGCGGGATTGTACACCTTGAACAAAATGTTCGCCACGCCGAGGTACCCGTACTCGATCTGGTATATATTTATCTTCTTCCAGTCAAGCACCATCCCGCTCGCACCCGTGCCGTCGAGCTTGTCGACATTCCAGTCTTTCTGGTATATGAACGTCCCCGTCCCGTTCCGCCAAATACTGTACCTCAGCTTGCTGAATATCGGTCCCCACGCGACCGGCGTCCCCGTCCCCACGAACGCGCCCGTGTAAAACGTGTCGACAACCGTCGACGTCGGGTACCCAAAGCCGACATAGTCCGTACTGTCTATCAAGTTCGTCGTGTCCGCGTTGACGTTCCTGAACATCGCCGTGAACCGCACAACCATGCTCTCGCCCGACTTGTACGGCATCACCCCACGTGAAAAGAACCGCGCGAACTTGCCAATTGCAGGAGCGCCGCCGGTGCTGTACGGGAACGACAACAGATCGTCCTGCGTGTCAAAGAACATGTTCGTCGTGTCGTTCGTTGTGAATGTAATCAGATTGGTCAGGTTCGGCGCAGGTGTTGTCACAAAGTTCGTCGGGGCGTACGCCTGCGAGTTGTTCGACGTGATCTGCATTCCCGGCCACGGACTCATTCCAATAACCCGTGTCCCGCCGTAAATATCAGAGGAGATATTCGTTACAGTAGACGTCATGTTCCCACCGGACGCGTTGAGGGTCGTGGCGTTCAGCGTGGTCACGTTCTCAGTGCCCGTGTTCTGCGTCGTCACCGCCTGCGTGGTCGTGTTTGCGAGTGTGACGTTTTGAGTGGTGACTGGCTGGGATGTAACATTTTCAGTTGTTGTGTTTTGTGTCGTCACCGCCTGCGTGGTCACTGTCGCGGCAGTAACATTCTGCGTGGTGACGGGTTGTGTCGTCACGTTCTCCGTTGTAGTGTTTTGTGTTCCGACAGTGAGCGATGTGGCCCCGAACGAGGCGCTCGTCGCGCTCAGGGACGTCGCGTTGAGGGTCGCCACGTTCTCGGTTGTCACTGTGGCGGCGGTGACGTTCTGCGTTGTGACATTCTCAGTGGTTGCACTCAATGTGGTCGCGCTGATAAGCGAAGTGCTCACACTTCCCGAGGAAAGAGATGTAGAAGACAGCGATGGGGTTGATAGGGCCGTGACCGTCATTGACGGGACACTCATCGCACTCGCGTTGAGCGTGGCCACATTTTCGGTTGTTGTCGTCATCGTGGTCACGTTCCCGTTCGTCGCACTTACTGTCGTCGCATTGATTGTCGGTGCGGTTATTCCCGTTGCGGTAATTGTGGTTGCTCCCACACTCGTCGCTGTAAGTGTGGGGGTCGAAATACTGGTGGCGGTAAGTGCGGGCGTGCTCAGTGCGGTGACAACCGCGCTTGTAACGTTCTGGGTGGTGACGTTTCCGGTTGTGACGGTCTGGGCGGTGACGTTCTCGGTCGTCGTGTTTTGTGTAGTGACATTCTCGGTCGTCGTGTTCTGCACGGCAGTGTCGATGTTTGTGACGTCGAGATCGGTGATGGTGAGTGTCGACGTGGCGATTGTCCCCGCGTTAACCGTGGTTGTGCTGAGTGTGGGCGATGTGATCCCCGATGTCGAAAAGTTCGTCACGTTGAGGGTTGACGAGTTGAGTGTGCCCGTCGACGAGGTGGTGACATTCTGCGTCGTGACATTCTCGGTGGCAACGGTGTATGTCGATATAGACAGCGTGTCGACGTTCAGCGCGGTCGTGTCAATAGTGGACACGAGCAGGTCGGTTAATGACAGTGTCCCTGCTGCGAGCGTGCCGGTGGTGAAATCGGTCACTGCAAATGTCGTCAGTGTCAGAGTGTCGGCGGTAAAATTCGCAGCGGTGACTGCGTCAGACGTGATGAGCGGTGTGTCGAACGTGTTCGCGGTCAGGGACTGGGCCGTCATATCTTGCACGTCGATGTTGGTTGAATTGATGGGGCCGGTGAACGTCAATGTGTTTGCCGAAAGGTCGGACGTGTACACGTGCTGCGCATTGAGGTCGGTGACGATTTTGAATCCCGACATATTATTTACTAACATAGTTATAATTGTAAACGTTTACAATTATAATTGGATAATCTCGGTCCTGTCCATCAAGACACTTGTCGACACACCGTTCTCGTTGTACTGCTTGAGATCGGGGTTGTCGTCCATGAGAGCGGTGTACGCGTCGAACAGTGCGCGGCTCTCGATTGGTTTTATAAGCACTTCGCCCTCGTACTCGTGGCGTTTCCCACCCTTGTCTACTGCCACGGACGTGGGGAAAAGGGCGGGGAATGCGGCGTGCAGTTCGTCGAGCGGGCGGGGAAGCAGGTTCATGCTCCGGGGCGGGAGCACGAGGAGCAGTTGGTACAGACTGTCGTAGGGGGTTGTGCGCCCGTAGTAGGTTTTTCTGTACTGGGCGCGCGCCACGTCGGAAATAAACGGCGAGTAGTTGTACGGGTAGTACCATTTCCACGACGGCACGCCGTCGACGTAGTACCCGAGGACCCACTCCAGCCCCTCGATGTAATCCTCGCACACGGTCTGCACGTCAACATCGAATTTCGTGGCGTAGTACTCGCGCTTGTAGCTCGCGAGGTCCAGGGCGCCGTCGACGACGTGTTTGTTGAAAAGCGGGTCTTCAATGTACTGGGACAAGTGCTGCACCTTGGTTTGGAACAGCGATTCCTCGAGCGCGCCGATCCCCGCTAGAAAGGCGAGAAACGCGTCCCTGTTCACCGACGACCCGTTCGTTACGTGGCCGTACTGCCGGACCGTTTCCTTGTACACGTCGATGATCACGTCGATGCTGCCGGTGATGATGTCGACGCCCGGTGCTCTTTTCAGGAAATCGTTCCCCACGAAGAAACACATGAACACGAAATCGGTGATGAGATTGGCGTCGGACGCGCGCGCCCAGCCCAATTTCTGCACGAGGTTGCGCTTCACGCTTTGCGCGTCGACGACGGCGTGGTCCATGTCCCGCTCGCGGACAATGAGGACGCGCTGGTTTCCCGCCATTGTGCAGAGCGACAGCAGCAGGATGTCCGCGTCTAACCCGTAGACGGCCGACGTGTCCGACGACCCGCTGTAGTATTTGATGAAACTCATGAGCTTCATCTCGCCCTCACCGGGAACAGCCGACGACGAGAATACCAGCTCGACGCCCGAATCTCTGAGCGACTGCGCCTGGCGCTTATAAATGTAGTCGCACAGGTCGTTTATTATTTGCGTGCCCGGGGTGAGACAGTTCGGGTCGAAGCCGGCGGGGGACTCGCCCGACTTGTACCTCCTCTGCCGCTGCTGCTGCTGCTTCGCGACCGGCGCCACGCCGTCGACGCAGAGCACGAGTCTTTTAGCCGGAGGAACAATTTTTGCGATCTTGTCGATCTCCTTGCCGACTTCCTCAAAGAACTCTTCGTTCGTGGGCGCCTTGGCCGGCTGCAGGAGCGGTTTGGCGTGCTTGCCGTACATGAAGACCCGCTGCGCGACGGGGTGGAAGATCCCGTTCATGTCGATAAGGAGATTGTCGACACCTCTGACCGCGCTGCCCTTGTGCACGTACGTGATGTACTTTGAGAATGTTTTGTTGAACCACGGGAAAAAGGACGAGATCCCCATTTATATTAATACGTCGGTGTATTAATATATCAGTTTTATTCGGTGACGTACGACCCGATAACTTGTAACACGGCGCCGGTGAGGTTCAGCGCGCCGGCCGCATTCGCGACCTGAACGCCGATATCGGCACCCTGTTTATCAATGTTGCCGAACAGTCCGACCTGTGACAGCGACGTGGAAGTCGCCCATGTTTATTTAAACACCAATATAATATATTCAATGAAAATTATCCTTAAAGAATTGGATCCAGATATGATCGCGCCGTCGACGAAGCGGATGGACGTGCCCGACCAGGGCGGGTCGAAGATCGTGATCATCGGGAAGCCCGGCACGGGAAAGTCGACCCTGATCACGTCGCTGCTCTACGAAAAAAGCCACATATTTCCGATGGGTGTGGTGTTTAGCGGCACGGAGGACAGCAACCACCACTACGAGAAGATATTCCCGCCGACGTTTGTGTACAACAAGCTCGACGAGACGCGCATCGAGGATTTTGTAAAGCGGCAGAAGATCGCAAAGGAGCACCTGCCGAACCCGTGGGGCGTGCTTCTCCTCGACGACTGCACGGACGACCCGAAAATACTGCGCAAGCCGCTGTTCCAGAGCCTGTACAAGAACGGGCGGCACTGGAAACTGCTGTTTATTCTGTCGCTGCAGTACAGCATGGACATCCTGCCCTCGATCCGCACGAACGTCGACGGGACGTTCATCCTGCGCGAGCCCGTTCTCAAGAACAGGAAGAAACTGTGGGAGAATTACGCGAGCATTATCCCCGACTTTAATCTTTTTTGCGAGATCATGGACCAGGTCACGACCGACTACACCGCGCTGTACATACACAATGCGACACAGAGCAACAACTGGCAGGAATGCGTGTTCTGGTACAAGGCGAAGAACGTCCCCGCCGATTTCAAGTTTGGCAGCAAGGCGTTCTGGACCCATTCGAACCACCGGGTGAGCAAGACCCGTGCCGAGTTTTGAGTAACCTTGAATAATTAATGTCGTTGGAAACGCCGATCAAATATTTCGAGGTCGAGTTGATTTACACACACACACTGTTAGGTGTGTGTAAACTATAATTGTTTAGTGGCGACGACGACCCGGTACCTTTACGCACAGAGGGCAACACTTCAGATCGATGGAAGCCCAGGTGTTCATACATTCAGTATGGTAAGTGTGTCCGCAGAACATAGAACGGATACCCGTACTATCCACAGTGCTGGTTTTGCAGCCAGTACAGACGCCCAGGTCGTACTCGGTTATTCTCGCAAAGCCTTTCACATCGCCGGTTTTTAACGCGTAATGATATGGTGGGTTGCACATGTTGAATAGATACTATCCAGTGTGATGCGTCAGTTAAAATCAGTTTCGGGAGGTCACATTGTATAACCATATATGGTCGGAGTTGATTTACACACACACTGTTAGGTGTGTGTAAACTATAATTGTTTAGTGGCGACGACGACCCGGTACCTTTACGCACAGAGGGCAACACTTCAGATCGCTGGAATACCAGGTGTCCATACATTCAGTATGGTAAGTGTGTCCGCAGTACATAGTACGGTAGGGTCTATCCTCAGTGATGGTCTTGCAACCAGTACAGACGCCCATGTCGTACTCAGTTCTTCTCGCAAGGCCTCTCACATCGCCGGTTTTTAACGCGTAATGATGTACAGGAATAACCCGTTTACGAATGGGAGGACATACCGGGCATTTGACAACAGGTGTAGTCCATGGTTCAGGGCTCCATCCCATGCATCTCGCATGGTACGCGTGGCCACATAACATGATCCCACCGTAGGTGCATGACTCTGTAATGCGAGTGTCGCATACGACGCAGATGTCATTTTTCCAGAAGATGTCAATGTTGTCGTCAAGGTTGCGATCGCAGGTGTTAATGTTGTCGTCAATGTTGCACATGTTGAATAGATATTATCCAGTGCGATGCGTCCGTTAAAATCAGTTTTGGGAGGCCAGAGTTAATTTACGCGTGGCCGTTATTCCACGGCGCAGGGTGGGAGCAAACTTCGCAGCGGTTCATCGTGTGTCTTTGCCGGAAACACCAGCGCGTCGATCCCGCTCTCTACTCGCGCAAATATTTCGCGCAGTCTCGCGTGGTTGACCACGCCCACGTCGAGCTTGAGCGATTGGCCCATATTCTCGATATTTCCGTACATTTTTATATACTTGTACGCTTTCATGGGACCAATGCCGGGTATTGTCGACGAGTAGTCGCTGCCGCACAATATGCACACGTCGATGAACTGCGCGGGCGTTAGCCCAAGGGCCGCCAGTACTGCCGGCGCGGACGACTCGACGCACTTCCCCGACGAGACCTTGCTCAGGATCCGTGGGGAGAGATACGCGTACGCGTCCGAGTCTTCCGTCATTATCGCGTCGACCTTTTGCTCGATGCAGAGCATTGCGCACAGTTTTTCCGCCTCGATCGTGGCGTCGATTGTGGCCATCCCCATCGCCGCACACATCTTCCGGACATTATCAAAATCCGACGAGTAGATGGGCAGCAGCTGGTTCTTGGCCTTTGACAGGTACTCTTCCACCCGGTACAGGTCAACCGCGTCTTTTCCGGTAAGCCGGGCGACGTGGTTTCTCACGACAAACTGCGCCAGGCATTCGGCGATCGCGCCGCCGTTCTTGTACTCGAGCAACGCGGCCTCGACCTGCGACACCCGGTCGTTCAGCGCCTTCTTCCGGGAAGACCGCTTGAGCCGTTCCGCGATTTTCTCATGGATACACGTTTTACTGTCGAACACAAACACGCACTTTATTCCGTCGAGCGAGTTGAGGAAGCTCTGGAACACCGTCAGCCAATTTAGCCCGTGCATGCTTTTGTATTTGTACATGTACACCGACGCGTCGACCGCGACTGTGAGGCCCGCGTAATCGCTCAGCGATCCCTGCTTGTACAGCCCCGCTCCGCCGTGTCTGGCCAGCACCGTCGCCAGGTTTTTAATTCCCATTTTGTTAAACGCACATTCTTCTTAAACATTATATTTTCAGCTATAAATGGTGCAGCGGTACAACTTTGGGACTATTCTTCGCGACGACTCGCCCTCTGCCGAAAAACAGGAGCAGACGTTCGCCGTCGTGTACGCGCCAACCGCCCACCCGGAAATCCCCGCGCGTTTCGACGGCAGGGACGCGTGGGCGGCGTATCTCTCCCCCATAAAAAACCAGGGTCTGTGCGGCGCCTGCTACGCGTTTTCGGTCGTGGGGATGCTAGCGGACAGGTACGCCATCCAAACGCTCGGCCAGGTCCGCCCCGACCTTACGCCGCTCGACTTTGCGCTGTGCATGAAAACAATCGAAACGCCGGCCGAGTTCCTCCGGTCGCGGGAAGACCCCGTCTTTGAAAAAACAGTGGTTGAGAAACAGGCGCTCGCGGCCTGCCAGGGAAACACGATGTACAACGCGGCGCGCGCCGTCTACGTCCAGGGTGTGTTCGAGGAGCCGTGCGTGCCCGACGGCACCATCAAGGGGTTCGTTTCAAAACACGGTAAGCTGCCCACGTGCACGGAGCTAGAGGGCGCGCAGGTACCCAGCGTGTGCACGAACGGCGACCCGCCGCGGTACTGGATGGCGGAGCAGTACTACACTATCGGCGGCGGGGAAGTAAACGAGTCAACCGTCCGGGAAATAAAACTCGAGATCATGAAGTGGGGGCCGGTCGCGGCCGGGTTCCACGTGTTCGACGACTTCCTCTCCGGCTACAAAGACGGCACCAAGGTGTACACGCACCCGAAGAAGGAGCAGAAGCCGCTGGGGGGGCACGCGATCAGGATCGTCGGGTGGGGCGAAGAGCTCGTTGACGGCCGTGACGTGAAGTACTGGATCATCGCCAACTCGTGGGGCGTGGAGTGGGGGGACCGCGGGTACGGCAAGATAGAAATTATGATCCCCGAGATTCAGCTGGAGAAGAACGTCGTGTCGGTGTGGCCGCAGATTCTGGGGAGCGACTTTCCGTACCCGATGGTAAACAACGCGCTTGTCCCGAAAGTTTCCGCAGACGACAAGGCAATCAAGGCGCAGCTGCCGATCGACCCGGCAACGATGTACAGAAACGAACACCTGCTGCTGATAAAGCAGGGCAAGATGAACGGGTCGATAAAACCCGTGATCGACACGCTCAAAATCCCCTTCTACGAAAACTTCTGGGCGTTCAGAGCCGGCGCGCAAAAGTTCCAGCTGCGCAACGGCGATCACGTGTACTCGCTCCTCGAACACGCCGCGCCCGGATCGTACGCGTGGGCGGTTGTCACCGTGCTCGTCGTTGCCGCGCTCGTCGCCGCGTACATTTTTGCAAACAAGTGATCTCTTTTTTTTTCTCCCGTATAATTAAATGTACAACTCTTCGGGATATGGTAGCATTTGTAAGAAGAACAACCACCAGCCGGGTAGTTTGATGTATTCACCGGTCCTTGGCAGAAACAAAGTATACACACAGCACCAGATAAGCCCCCAGCTGCCGTCGCTGTTCGAGGGGAAATTAACGCATTTGTTTGCACCACCCGCGGCGCGGTACGTTCCACTGTCGGGAACCCCGGCGCCGGTCGCGACCGGCAAAAACAACAGGTTTGACCCCAACCCGCCACAGACCAGTTTGGCGTACAGGTACGACGGCGTCAATCCAGAGGCGCCGAACGCATATACAGAATTCAACAGTAAGTGCCAGGGAACGTACACGCCAAAGTACGCCGTGGGTCAGCGAAAACTGGGGCCCCAGGGATGCACGTCGTGCAAAGTCCCGCCCGTGAGGGAAGATTACCGCACCGTTCCGCAAATAGATATGTCGCTGTATACCGACGATGACGACGGCGAACTGTCGCCCGTCCTCGACCCAAAGTTCAACCTGCGCGAAGTCGCGAAGCACATGATCCTTCTCGAAGACCATCTTTTCCAACGGGGCAGGCGGTGCAACGACTGTATTAGCAAACACCGCCTGACCCTGGAGGCGTTCATAGAAGAAGCGATAACGCTCGATAAAACCGGCGAGTACAGAAAATTGTGCAACGACCTGCTGAAGTCGTTCAAGAAAATCATGAAACAGTTCGTCAACGACGCTAGACAAGCCGCCGACGTCGACCGGGTGTACTGCGAAACCGCGCAAAAGCTCCGCGAGCTGCGCAAACCCCTGTGCGTCGCGTACTCGGACTTTTGCTAATTAATTTACACACACTGTTAGGTGTGTGTAAACTATAATTGTTTATCGAGTGGTCTCTTGGTATGCTTGTTCTATGAGCTGTTGAAGATCAGCACTGTATACGGATTGGCGGATCAGAGCATTATTTAATACCTCATGAACTTGGCGATGATCAAAATTGTGTCTCAATTCTCGCACGAACCTGTCCATAACAGGTTCGGGTATACCCCCATACCTCGATGCGAAGTACCAAGGAAGAAACTCGTCGTCCGGTAGTAGTAGTAGGTGTATATTAAAATTGTGATATACAAAAAAATGATGTATTACCCGGTTGACGTCGGTGCGATCAAAATTGGAGTTGTGTCTCACCACACATATAAACCTCACCATCTCTTCTCTAGTTACATCACGGCCCGACACATGTAACCATGGAACGATATCGTCATCCGGTAACGGTCTCGGAGTCACACGCCGGACAAACGGTCTCGGAGTCACGCCCTCAATTACGACCTTTGTTCGACAGTAAGGACACGATGGTACACGCACCAGCCATGAGTCAATGCACTCCTTGTGGTAAGAGTGGTTGCATGGTAGAACGCGGGTTTCGGATGTCTCGATGGTTTCTCGGCAGATCGCACAGGTGTCAATGTTGTACATATCAACTATAATGCACCCGTTAAGACCAGATTTGGACTTGAATTAATTTACACACACACTTTACAGTGTGTGTAAACTATAATTGTTTATTAATCGGACATCATATATTCCACTTGCAACTCGAGTGCAAATAACTCGTCCAGATCCTGGTATGTCAGGAGCAATGGAATATCGAGCAAGGAGAGGAACTCGCGAATGAACGCTTCAGATAATCGCTGGAACCTCGTAAGATTAAAGATTATTTCACGAGCTTCTTCGGGAATAGGTTCGTTCAGCTCCGCTGCGTCTTCGAGTAGACGGTTCATGAACCGTCTCATATCGACTAGAGACACCGGACGTTCCTGGTTGACAGATGCGTCTAACCAGACATCGAACGAGCCGTGTTGCAGGACTGGATTCTCGGTCTCAACGACCTCAATTACGACCATTGTTCGACAGTAAGGACACGATGGTACACGCACCAGCCATGAGTCAATGCACTCCTTGTGGTAAGAGTGGTTGCATGGTAGAACGCGGGTTTCGGATGTCTCGAGGGTTTCTCGGCAGATCGCACAGGTGTCAATGTTGTACATATTGGATACCAGTCACTACCCCTGTCGCAGAAAATCAGTTTTGGGAGGTCGCTAATTAATTTACACACACACTTTACAGTGTGTGTAAACTATAATTGTTTATTTCGTTTTTATCTAAAGACAACATATCAACGCGATTACTCGATCGAAGTTCTGATATCTCACAAAATTAGATATTACACTGAGAGACTCGGAGATAGAAAAATAGGGTCCCACTACTCTCATAAACCTCACCATCTCTTCTATAGTTACGTCGCGGCTCGATGCGCGTATCCATGGAACGATATCGTCATTCGGTAGTGGTCTCGGTATCGTGAAGACTGTGATATCGTCATCCGGTAGCGGTCTCGGTACCGTGAAGACCCGCGCGATATTGTCTTCCCGTGCGCTATTCGTATCAACGGGAGTCACACCCTCAATTACGACCGTTGTTCGACAGTAAGGACACGATGGTACACGTGTTAGCCACGAGTCAATGCACTCTTTGTGGTAAGAGTGGCTGCATGGCAGAACACGGGTCTCGGATGTCTCGAGGGTTTCTCGGCAGATCGCACAGGTGTCAATGTTGTACATATCAACTATAATGCACCCGTTAAGACCAGATTTGGACTTGAATTAATTTACACACACACTGTAAAGTGTGTGTAAACTATAATTGTTTATTAATTGGTCTCTTGGGATACCGGATTGATTACTTGTTGTATCAACCGAGTAAGCTCGTCGCGATAATTTTGGTATCGCAGGATAATAGCTAATAACTCGAAACCGGCGTCTCTGGTATAATTATGCATATCTACACGTAAAAACATGTACATTACAGGTTCGGGTATAACAGCATGCGTTGCTACATCTACCCACTCGTCATACTCATCTAGATTATAGGGATTGTACGGCGGTAGACCCACTGCAGTGTGTTCTCGTTGTATCAACTGTTGAAGAGCATCACTGTATTCAGGTTCACTGTGGTCGACAGGTTGGAACAAATAAGCATGATGTATGACAATCCTAACACTGTCAATATCAAAACCATGTCTCAATACTCGCATGAACCTGTCCATAACAGGTTCGGGGATGTGAACATACCTCGATGCGTATAACCAAGGAACAACGTCGTCGTCCGGTAGTAGGCGCGCATCGAAATTTTGCCATGCGCACAAATTATGTATTACTCTGAGAACGTCGTCGCGATTAAAATTGGGGTTGTGTCTCACTACACGCATAAACACGTCTATCTCATCTCTAGTTACGTCATCGTCGGTCGATGCGCGTATCCATGGAACGATATCGTCATTCGGTAGTGGTCTCTGTACCGAGTCTCGCGGATTCACAGGATTCACGCCCTCGGTTACGACCTTTGTTCTACAGTAAGGACACGATGGTACACGCGCTAGCCATGAGTCAATGCACTCCTTGTGGTAAGGGTGGCTGCATGGCAGAACACGGGTTTCGGATGTCTCGAGGGTTTCTCGGCAGATCGCACAGGTGTCAATGTTGTACATATTGGATACCAGTCACTACCCCTGTCGCAGAAAATCAATTTTGGGAGGTCGCTAATTAATTTACACACACACACTTTACAGTGTGTGTAAACTATAATTGTTTATCGAGTGGTCTCGTATGCACGTTCTATGAGCTGTCGAAGATCAGCACTGTATATGGATTGCCCCATATAAACATTATGTAATACCCGGTTAACGTCGGTGTGATGAAAATCGGGGTTGTGTCTTACTACTCGCATGAACCTGTCCATAACAGGTTCGGGTATGTCCATGTACTCCGATGCGAAGTACCAAAAAACAATGTCGTCGTCCGGTAGCAGGTGCGCGTCGAAATTGTGAAATCTACACAAATCATGTACTACATTGCGAACTTCGTAACGATTAAACCTGGGGTTGTGTCTTACTACATGCATGAACCTCTCTATCTCTGCTCTAGTTATAATATCGTCGGACCTCGACACATGTAACCACGGAACGATATCGTCATCCGGTAACGGTCTCTGTGCCCAGTCTCGTGGAGTCACACCCTCAATTACGACCGTTGTTCGACAGTAAGGACACGATGGTACACGCGCTAGCCATGAGTCAATGCACTCCTTGTGATAAGAGTGGTTGCATGGCAGAACACGGGTTTCGGATGTCTCGAGGGTTTCTCGGCAGATCGCACAGGTGTCAATGTTGTACATGTTGGATACCAGACACTGTCTTGGCTGTGGGAAATCAGTTTTGGGAGGTCGCTAATTAATTTACACACACACTTTACAGTGTGTGTAAACTATAATTGTTTATCGAGTGGTCTCGTATGCACGTTCTATGAGCTGTTAAAGAGTATCACGAACAAAATCGGGGCGAGTCTCACTACTCACATGAACCTGGCTATCTCTTTTCAACCTATATTGCGCTTTCATATCTCTCAATAATTGCATAACCATGTACACCCCAGCTTGCCTCCTTATTTCGTCTTCTGACAGTGCAATTGGCTCGGTACCACTCTTTGTATCAACAGGAGTCACACCCTCAATTACGACCGTTGTTCGACAGTAAGGACACGAGGGTACACGTGTTAGCCATGAGTCAATACACTCCTTGTGGTAAGAGTGGTTGCATGGTAGAACACGGGTCTCGGATGTCTCGAGGGTTTCTTTGCAGATCGCACAGGTGTCAATGTTGTACATATCAACTATAATGCATCCGTTAAGACCGGTTTTGGACTTGAATTAATTTACACACACACTTTACAGTGTGTGTAAACTATAATTGTTTATTGTGTGGACTCTTGACATGCTTGCTCTATGAGCTGTCGAAGATCGGCACTGTACCCAGATTGGTAGATCAGAGCATTATTTAATACCAGGTGAACGTGGCGATGATCAAAATTGTGTCTCAATTCTCGCACGAACCTGTCCATAACAGGTTCTGGTACAACACCAGACCTCGATGCGCAGTACCAAAACATAATGTCGTCGTCCGGTAGCAGGTGTGCATCGAAATTGTGAAATCTACACAAATTATATATTACCCGGTCAATTGTGAAGCGATTAAAACTGGGGTTGTGTCTTATTACATACATGAACCTCTCTATCTCTTCTCTAGTTATATCACCGGCGGACCTCGATGCGCGTATCCACGGAACGATATCGTCATCCGGTAGCGGTCTCGGGATCACGTCTTCGACGGCGGGTAGCGGTCTCGGGATCACGTCTTCGACGGCGGGTAGCGGTCTCGGAGTCACGCCCTCGATTACGACTATTGTTCGACAGTAAGGACACGAGGGTACACGTGTTAGCCATGAGTCAATGCACTCCTTGTGGTAAGAGTGGTTGCATGGCAGAACGCGGGTCTCGGATGTCTCGAGGGTTTCTCGGCAGATCGCACAGGTGTCAATGTTGTACATGTTGGATACTAGTCACTGTCTTGGCTGCGGGAAATCAGTTTTGTGGGGTCGCTAGTTAATTTACACACACACTTTACAGTGTGTGTAAACTATAATTGTTTATTGCATGATCTGTTGGTATATCGAATTGATTAGCTGTTGAAGAGCAGCACTGTATCCACGTTGGCGGTACAAAGCATTATACAGGATATCACTAACGTCAAGAGGATGAAAATTATGTCTTAATTCTCGCACGAACCTGTCCATAATAGGTTCTGGTACGACTCCGTACCCCGATGCGAAGTACCAAGAAACAATGTCGTTGTCCGGTAGCAGGTGCGCGTCGAAATTGTGAAATCTACAAAAATTACGTATTACCCGGTTAACGTCGGTGCGATTAAAATTAGGATTGAGTCTCAATACTCGCATGAACCTCTCCGTTTCAGCTTGAGTTATGTAGTTATCTGTCGACGCGTGTAGCCACGGCTCGATATCGTCATCCGGTAGCTGTCTCGGTTCCGGGATCACGTCTTCATCGTCGGTCATACCGCCGTCGTACGCTTCGACGGCGGGTTCTTCGTAGTCGGATTCGTCTTCCTGTGCACTGTCTGTATCAACAGGAGTCACGCCCTCAATTACGACCATTGTTCGACAGTAAGGACACGATGGTACACGCGCTAACCATGAGTCAATGCACTCCTTGTGGTAAGGGTGGTTGCATGGCAGAACGCGGGTCTCGGATGTCTCGATGATTTCTCGGCAGATCGCACAGGTGTCAATGTTGTACATATTAGATACTAGTCACTGTCTCGGCTGCGGGAAATCAGTTTTGGGAGGTCGCTAGTTAATTTACACACACACCTAACAGTGTGTGTAAACTATAATTGTTTATTGAGTGGCTACACTACAATTTCCCCAATACAGTTATACTGGTTCTTGTCGTACTTTGTGGCGACGATCCGCACGTTTACGGCTTTGCCTTCCACAATGCTCTTTGCATCCGGTAAAAACACTTTGAAAAATTGTGTTTGCAGCAACACACCCTGTGCTATATTTTTTACAACTGTCGCCGTCACCACATCCCCGACCGCCGGCTTCACAACACGCGCTGTAAATGTCACAACCGCGGTCGCGTTCGGGGAACAGTAAGATGTTTTGACAGAAACAATGCACACGTCGCACACGTCGTGTATGTACCCGACATTAATCGTACAGCACCCGTTGTATTTTTTAAACACTATATCCTTGACATGGGCCTTTATCTTTGGACCGAGCATGTTTGGGGGGACTTCGACAGTTTGGGTGAGACGCGCCATATACATGTATATTCCCAATGCATTATTTCGTTTTTATCTAAAGACTACACGCGCATACCTAATATGATTCTAGTCGACTGGGTAATTTTATATCTGACGCTTGTTGTTGTGTATGTCAAGTTGCACTGGCACAAGATAAACACGTTCTTCACACGCAGAACCACGGTCACAAAAATAGCTCCGAGGACGTACGAGGTGGCGTTCCACATCGGAAACACGTTGTGTAAGCTAATAGTCCGCAAACACCGGGGGCCGCATAAGTTTATCCGAATCACGGCCGACGAAGAGGACGTGTCTGACACTATACAACCCTACATTGAATGCACACCCGAACCCGTCACGCCCCAGCTCGTCGGATTTAAAACGCTGGAACTGTGGGATGTATATGGAAACGCGACCGAAGTCTTGTCGGGCGATTTGCTGGCGTCGTAATAGGACGCTCGCGATAATTAATTTACACACACACTTTACAGTGTGTGTAAACTATAATTGTTTATTAACTGGTCTATTGGGGTGTCGATAGCGACATGAGTACTTGTACCAGTAACTCTTCAAAATCATCACTGTACCCAGTTTGGTGCCACCAGAAAGAGTGGATTACTTCAAACACGTCGTCGTGATTAAAACCATGTCTCAATACTCGCATGAACCTGTCCATATCGGGTTCGGAGACGTCTCCGAACCTCGATGCTTGCATCCAAGGACCAACGTCGTCGTCCGGTAGTAGGTGCATTGTTACATCTACCCACTCGTCGTACGCTTGTAGATTATAGGGATTGTTCGGCGGTCGACCCACTGCAGTGTGTTCTCGTTGTATCAACTGTTCAAGAGTATCACTGTATCCAGGTTCACTGTATCCAGGTTCACTGTGGTTGACAGGTTGGAACAAATAAGCATGATGTATGACAATCCTAACACTGTCAATATCAAAACCATGTCTCAATACTCGCATGAACCTGTCCATAACAGGTTCGGGGATGTGAACATACCTCGATGCGTA